GTCATCAGACTCACACCGCTGAAAGGCAGCGACGACAACGACTGGCAATGGACATTCGCTACCTTCAGGCTGCGCATTGAACTCGCCCTAGAGGCACTGTTGCTACCCGACTGCAACTGCGGGTTCGGTGGGTTCCATGACGACATCAACCCTCGGTGCGACCGCAACCGGATTCCGACATGAGGTGCGTCGGCGTCCATTGTTGGCGTTCGTCGGTGGGTATGTCCCGCTGGTGCCGCAAACACACAGATCAGATTCTGAACACCCCACCAGCCTGTTGGCCGACCCGCAGGCTGAACCGACAAGAACGGAAACGGAGCAGAAAGACATGAGTGCATGGTTGGTTGGTAAGGGGCACATTGATGCCCTAGTGCAATCGCTGAAATCGAGGAGGCGGTCTAGCCATGAGGGGCAAGCGTAAAGAACTAGCAGACGCAGTGCTGGCAGCAGCTCTGGCCGTGGTGGCCCTTAGGTCTCAGCACGCCAAAGGACGAGTGGAGGGGGCCGTTTTCGACGCCTACATCGAGGCGCTTTCGCGGCTCCAAACGGAGGCCGAGGAATACAACGCGTACGACGCTGCGGTGATTACCGGGGCGGGGGCGCGTTGGGCCGAGGGGTCCGAGACCTCGCGTCAGGCTGCTGCGATGGCAGCGCCACGGCAAGGGTCGGTGCGACACCAGATCGTCGCTCACCTTGCGAACGTCCCACCACTCGCCCATCCCGGCTACACCGACCGACAGTTGGAACGTCGCATTGGCGCTTCGCATCAGACGGTGTCGAGCGCGCGCAACTGGTTGTGTGAGGCGGGGTGGTTGGAGGATTCCGGCCAGCGCCGACTCACCAACGATCGCCCGGCCGCCGTGTGGCAGCTTTCTCCCGCAGCACACCGTCAACTCACCACCCCGAAAGGAACAGGATGACAGACACTAGAACTTTCAATCGCACCGAATCTGCCACCCCGCGCAACCCGTCGAATCGTTCAGTCATCACCCAGATGGAGCGATGGGGATGGCAGATCGTCAAGACCGGCAAGTACGTCGAGATGCGGGCACCGATCGGCACTGAGACTGTAGGAGTGCAGGCGGCGAACAAGCACGACGCGAACGCCACGTCGGTGCTGTTGACGATCTACCGACTCACCACGCAGTCCGACGCCGATCTGTTCTGGCGGGGGCCGTCAAAGTTGTGGACCGACATGATCGAAACCAAGCGAGCCGAGGAGCTGGCGGCCCGCCGCAAGAAGTTCCAACAGCCCGAAGTCAACGTACAGCGCCTGCCGACGGAGTGGACGCCGCCAACCACAAAGGAGCCAGCAGTGGCCGAACCCGAACCGAAGTCCCCGCTCATCCGCCCCGTCGGGAAGGCACGTGCTCGCATAGCGACGAGGGAGCAGGTCATCGCTGAGTTGCAGGCCACCGGCAAGACGATGGATGCTGCAATGGTTTGCCGCCGACTCGGGCTGGACCCCAAGGACGAGCGCGAACGCCGCGCCGTCAACAACCACCTCAGCGCCCTCTACCTCGACGGTCGCATCCGCCGCATGAAGATGGGCAACTACCGAGAATTGGCCTCAACCGAGCCAGTGTCGAGCCGCCCCCTCGTGGCGACGCCGGTCGCCACTCAGCCAGTGGCCCCGGCCGCCGCACCGTCTGTTGTCGTCGTCCAGAATGACGCGGTGTTCGCAGCACGTCGTCCCAACGAGTCGGTGGACGACGTGATCGAAGCGGTACTCGACCTGCTGCTTCCGCAGGGGTTCCAGGCGAAAGACCTACGGGTGATCTCGCCGTGGATTGAGGCCACGAAGTTGATGGTCGGGACGGTGACGCGATGAACCCCCAGAAATGGACGAAGATGATCGAGCGTGAACGCCGCTCCGTCAACGACCACCTCAGCGCCCTCGAAAACGGTCGCCGCCGCCGCACGAATGACGCGGTGTTCGCAGCACGTCGTCCCAACGAGTCGGTGGACGACGTGATCGAAGCGGTACTCGACCTGCTGCTTCCGCAGGGGTTCCAGGCGAAAGACCTACGGGTGATCTTGCCGTGGATTGAGGCCACGAAGCTGATGGTCGGGACGGTGACGCTATGAGCCTCCAGAAGTGGACGGAGATGATCGAGAAACGCGGCGACCGCAAGTACAACGCGTACTACTACAGCTTCGAGCCGACCGGCGACGAAGACATCGACCTGTTACTCGCCTCGTTCGCTCTCGCCGGGAAACTTGCCCACCACACCGAGAACTGGTCCGACGATCGAGACTGGTCCGAGCACTACGGCGCAGCCCCAGCGACACAGATACAGGCGCTAGCCAACCAGCTCGCCGCCAAACGCAGAGGAGCGACCGATGGCTAAGCGCCTGACGAAAGCGCCACGTCCGGCGAAGAAGAAGGGCGACGTCCCGACGCCGATCAAGGTGCGGTTCGGCACGCGTAATGAGTTGGGGCCTGTCCACCGCTTCCCGACAGAGGCGAAAGCGAAAGCGAAGATGGTGGGCGAGTTGAAAGCCTGGGTGGCGTGGTGCCAGCGCCACAACCAGGAGGGGCTGAAAGCGATCTCGGAAACCTTGACGTTTGTGGACGTCGTGACTTTCCATCGCGAGCCAGCCCGACTAGAATGTGAGTTCGATACGCGGTACCAAATGCGTCTCGTGATTGAGTATTGGAGAGAAGATGTCTGAACCCAAACCCGCACCATCCACCCCGGCAGCCACAGTTGTCGAAGCCCTCGCCGCAATCATGGGCGAACTCGGGGGTATCGAGAAACTGACCTCCGCCGAACGCCAACGCAGAGGGCTCGGCGGCGGCGACGGCGGCATCAGCTACGCCTACCGTGGTGTCGACCAGATCGCCGCCGCAGTCCAACCTCTCCTCGCCAAGCATGGGGTGGTGGTGGTCCCATTCGTCACCGCCTCTGAGGTGAAGGAAATCCAGGTCAACAACCGGCCGTGGAGCGACACGTTCGTCACCGTCAAGTGGGCGGTCTACGGCCCGAACGGCTCGATGGTTGAAGCCTGCACCGAAGGGTGGGGGCGAGACAACTCCGACAAGGGGTACAACAAGGCGATGACAGGGGCGTTCAAGAACCTGCTCCTACGTCTGCTCTGCATCGGTGACCCCGACGACGACACGGACGGCATCACCCACGAACGTGACGCCGCAGGCGACCGGCCTCGCGCCGCCAGCGACCGTGACCGCGCTCGCGCCGATATCGAGGGGCCACGCGAACTCTCGCCCGCCCAGGAAGTCGCAGCCCTGTTCTCGACGCTCGACGCCGACACGAAGAAGATCGTCAGCACCCACGCCAAAGACAACCTCGGCGTCGGCAACGTGATGCGCTCCGGCGACAAGGCCGACGACCTGCTCGCCTTCATCCAACTCACCGCTGGCTCCACCCCGGAGCCGACCGCGGACGAATTGGGATTAGAGGCCCTCCAATGACGAAGTACAAGCACACCCACTACGAGTGGCTGCCGCTCCCCCGCAACGAGAACGGCGTCGCAGCAGCCTGCGACGCCGAACTAGAAGACGGGGCGCTCTGCAACCTGCCAGCCCCCATCTGTGTAGGCGGCACCGAGTATTACTGCACGAACCACGCTGACAAGGAGGAATGTTTCTAATGGCACGCATAAAAGTCACAGCGATCATCGACACCGACGGGTGGGAAGAGGAACACATCGACCTCTCCCATGACATGGGCCTCTCCGACGGGGGCTACGAACACTTCCTCCATCGGCTCAGCCCCTACCTGGACGACATCGAGTTCCAGTTGGAGAAATCATGAACTTCTACAACCTCACCGACGACGAGGTCAACATCATCGTCGTCGCCCTCAAGAACGAGTACCTGTCCGGCGGGCCACACCCCGACTACACGGCGGCTCGGATGATCGTCGCGATGTTGGACAAACCCGCCCTCGTCCGCTTGCGGCCCGACGTCGACGACAAGGCCGACTTCGACCACGGCTTCAACACCTACCACGAATAGAAAGAAGGCAACATGAGTGACTCAATGGTCACCATCGTCGGATCGCTGGGCAAAGACCCGGAGCTACGGTTCACGAACAACGGGCACGCGATTGCGTCTCTCGTTGTTGCGGTGTCTCACCGCTACAAGAAGCAGGAAGAGTGGGTCGAAGAGACCGCCTGGTGGGACGTCACCGTCTGGAACGCTCTCGCTGAGAACGTCGCCGCTTCCTGCGCGAAAGGCACTCGGGTGGTTTGCACCGGCCGGGTGAAGCAGGAAGAGTGGGACGACAAGGACACCGGCAAGAAACGCTCGAAGCTGGTGCTCGTCGCTGACGAGGTCGGCGTGTCGTTGCGTTGGGCAACTGCGGTTGTTGATCGCATCGAACGGGAGAAGCAGTGAGCCGCATCTCCTTCGCCTCCATGTGTTTCGGTGCCGCCCTGATGGGCCTCGTCTTGATGCTCGTAGTCAGGATGGTGGCGTCGTGAGCTACGACATCGGGGTCGCTGACCTGCTGGCCATGAAAGACGTGGCCGAAGGGTTGACCGACCTGTCGGGCACGCTCTCGGCCGAGCAGTCGGTGGTCCTGTTGGACGCTGCACGCGAGGTCTACAAGGCGCTCGGCAACACCATTGCGTTCCTTGAATCTCGGGCGATCTCGCAGATCGAACAGCCCATCCTTGTCTCCGACGGCAAGGGCAACACGACTGCGTGGTCGAAGAAGGCAGAGTTCAAGAAACGCCCAAACATGCCAGCCATTCGCCTGCTCGTCAATCAGGTCGCTATCGACGCGGTGTTGGACCGCGACACTGGCGACGTCAGCCCGATGGAAGCGGTGGCGAAAGCCGTCGAACTGATGGAGGGGCTGTATGTCTCCCCATCCACCATGCCGAAGGTCGGTGGGGTCAAAGAGCTGGGCGTCGAGTTCGATGCCGTCTTCGAGGAACAACACACCGGCTACACACTGAAACGAGTAGAGCTATGACCGTCAGGTACATCCGCAAGGCAATGGTCGCCCTGATGGCCGCCTGCATCCTTGTGATCGGCTGGGGGCTTTGGGGGATTCTCCAATGACCGACCGAGCGCAACTTCCCCTTCCCACCCCACCGTCGTTCGAGTACGAGTCGGTCGGGCCGTGGATCATCACCCACCAGTACGGGCCTCGTACCCAAACGTGGGTGCAGTGGAATCTGAACGCAGCCATACGACGGTTCTGGATGCTCCCTGACCACGACATCATGCCCGGACGGCGAGTGTGCGTGGATGCCTCCGGCGTCACCATCATGGGCCACTCAACCGTGGCGGGCGCGAGCCCTCTGGTGGTCGGCACGAAGGAAGCAACGAACGTGGTGCTGCGCGATATGGACACCGACGCGGCGGCACATGTGTTGTGGCTGGTGGACCAACTCCAACATCACGATGGGGTGGCGTTCTAATGCTCACCACCCTTTCGATCACCGTCCCAAAGCCCGACAAGCTGCTCAACATGAATGATCGCGGCCACTGGTCCGAGCGTGCCGGGTCTGTTTCTGTCTGGCGCGCTGCAGCGTTCTGGTGGGCGAAACAGCATCGCATCCGTTGTCACACCGCACCCGACGCCACCGTCGAGATATGGGTGGCGTTCGGCACCGACAAGCCGGACCAACGGCGCGACCCTCACAATTTCTTTCCGACGGTCAAAGCAATTTGCGATGGGTTCACCGATGCGGCCGTCTGGCCCGACGACGACTCGAAGCACGTCCACACCGTCGAGCCAACATTCACCACCGACATCGCAGCCAGCTCGCTGTCGATCACGCTCACTTGGGAGGCCAAGGAATGAGACTCATCCAGATAGACGACTACTCGACCGTTGAGGTGTGGCAAGGACGCAAACTGTTCCTTGGAAGCCCTGACGGGATGCTGATTCTCGCCATGCCGCGCTCGGCCATGTCCGTGTCGTTGAACACCAACAATATTGGCTTCATCTACTTCGGCAGTGCCGCTCGCTCTACGGTGCAGATCACCGGCTCGAAGGCGAAGGGGCGGCTGATGGCCTTGGCAGATGCGATCGTCGAGATGGAGCGCCCAGCTCACACCAGCAGGAAAGTGATCCCATGACCGTCACCGCAGCCAACTCGCTGTGTATAACTTTGACCCGGGAGGCCAAGGAATGAACTGGAAAGAACAACTCACAAGGAACCTGGATAGCAGAAGCGAGAGTCGGGCATTGGCCGCAGCTTCACTTGTCCTTATCGCGGCGGTGTCGGCAGTCGTTGGCTGGACGTTTGTGTGGTTTTGGCATTGGCAGCTTGGCCTTTTCATCACGTTCGTCGGCGTCCTGAGGCTCGCAAGATACGCCCTGTCGAGTGACCCGAAAGATCGGGGGTTGAAATGACCGTCACCGCAGCCACGAAATGGCCGACAAACGCCGACATGATCGTGGACATCGTTGAGCTGGGCTACATCAAACCCACCGACCGAGTGATCGACCTCACCTACGGGGGTGGGAAGTGGTGGACGCACTACACGCACCCTGGCGACTTCATCGGGTGCGTCGAAACTCCCGAGCAAACAACGCAGGATGAGCAGGCAGCATGGCTGTGCGTGTTGCCCGACTACCGCGATGTATTCATCCCGTCCTTCGGTTACACCGAGCAGTTCGACGTGGTGGTCTTCGACCCGCCCTACGTTTCAATGGGGGGTCGGGCTACGTCGGGGCTGCCGGACTTCATGGGCCGCTACGGGCTGGAGAACGCAGCGACCACACCCGAGCTATTGCAGGCCGACAACGAACTCGGTCTCCGCGAGGCCATGAAGATCACGAAGCCCGGCGGGCTGATTCTCGCCAAGTGCGCCCCGTACATCTCATCGGGCGTCCGTAAGGACGGCGACTGGTGGGCGCGTGACGCTGCGCTGGCGATGGGGTTGACGATCCACGACATGCTCATCCATATCGGCGACGTGCGCGCCCAACCAAAGGACGGCCCATGCAAAGCGTGCGGAGGCAGCGGAGAGACGGCCGTTGTTGTCGTCGGGGAGGTCGTCGGGGTGCAGGTTTGCCACAAGTGCAAGGGCACCGGCCGCATCGAGCGCAAGGTGAAGCACGCACGCAACAACTACAGCGTGTGCTTCGTCTTCCGCAAGCCGAAGCCCCGGAAGGTGAAGATGTGAGCATCAACTACTTCACCGCCCCCGTGCTGACGATAAGGACGACAGGCGGCAGGCGGTTCGATCTGTTCCCCATCAGCCTCAACCTCAACAACGGGAGCGCCGTGTACCGGATGCCGTGGACGGCGGCGATTCTCGAAGCCACACTTTCCACCCATGACGGGGAACTCTTGGACGTTCGCTTGTACACAGCACCCGCCCCGCAGGTTGTCACCCAGACGGACGACCTGACCATCTACTGCTACCGGCTTCTTGAACCCGCTAGCGTTCCGACCACACACGCCGAACAGGAGATCAACACATGACCATCACGCAGCGCGAACGGGACATCATTCGCATCATCAAAGAATCAGTCGACACCCGCGGCTTCGTTCCATCACAGCGTGAGATCGCCAAAGGTTGCGGGCTGGCGTCCCCGGCAAGCACCAACGCGAACTTGAAGCTGTTGCAGGCGAAGGGCCTCATCACCATGTACCCCGACGCACCCCGCGCCATCACGATCACCGCCGCTGGGATGGCGGCGCTGACGGAGGCGGTCTAAGTGGAGGGCCTCAGCCATGCCGCCGAGGAACGCCTGTTGTTCGACATCTTCCATCCCGTCTGGTACGAAACCGCCCTGCGCAAGCTGGCGTACGGCTGCTGGGTTCTCCATCTGAATGCCTTGGGCGACAGGATCGAGCGAGCGCAGAAGCATTCAACGATGCGCCGGTTCGAGCGGTGGCGCACATGACCGAGGACGAGCGTCTCCCTGCGGTGTCGAGGCTGCGCGACTGGGGGCGGAAAGACAAGGACATTGGCATCATGATCGGCGTGGTGTTGGGGGCCGAGAACCAGCCGAGCATTGGACACCTTGCTCGCTTCATGCCGGAGGTCTTCGACAACCTGTACGAAGAGATGGAAGCGATGAGGTGGTGATGGAGTGGGTGCGCCTCACCCGCCGCGGTTACGCCGCAGTGATGGAGATGGCAGGCGACGACTCGGCTCTTGTTGAGGCCCTCGGCCAGAACGTGCGATGGGTAGGCGAGCGGGTGGACGTCAAGGTCAGCTATGCCTGCTGGCTCCACATCCAGAAACGACTCATCGACCACTCGTTCGGGCCGCACGGGGGCAAGCGCGCCGAGGTCGCAGGCAGGTATGTTCTCGCTCTGCGTTCAATCACGAAGGCGCTGAACTACATCGACACCCACCCAGCCCTGATAGGCAAGGGCGCTCTCGGCTGGTGGGCGTTGGAGATACCTGCATGGGGTGACGGGGACGACGCCTACACCCCATACCTGCGACCGAACAAGATGTCCGTGCTGCTCTCCCCGGTATGGGAGACGGCCCGCAACGGCCAGCGAGTGACGAAGTGGCTACCCCTCCCACGGGAAGCGCTCCTCTATTAGTCGGTCCATCTGCTGCTGAGCGGTCATCCAGTTCGACCCTGACGTCGGGGACCACATCTCGACAGTGCCAGCGCCGAGCAGCTCCAACACGCAGTAGGCGGCGGTGTCGATCTGGTCGTCGTGCTTGGGGCGGCGACCGTCACCCATCATCTTGCGGTGCTCCTCGATGAACACCTTGACATCCCAATCGGCAGTGCCAGGGCGAGGAAGGAACACTCGCCTCTTGTTCTGCTCCGACGAGTACGGGGTGCAGCGGGATTCCTTGTCGCCTTCAGCCTTCGAGGGTTCGACGGTGTGACCAACGAGCAGGCGGCGGTACGCCTCGGTGACTGATTTGCCCGAGCCGCCCTTCTCTTCCTCGAACTTGATCTTGATGTTGAAGCCGTCCCTCGCTGCGACGCGCTTCACCTCATCCTGCACCCCGCCAGCACTCTTGCGGAACCGCTGGACGTCGAGCACGTAGAACTTGTCACCCGCCCTGCCCATCAGCGTGCCGACCGTCCAGTCACCACCCCCCTCGGTCGCGGCCAAGTCCCAGATGCGAACCTGCTTGTCCATCTGCGGCAGCTCGGCGTGTTCGTAGAACTGCCAATTGACGACAGGGAACATGCCGCCCTCACGAGCGGAGGGTTTCTGCTGGTAAAGACACGACCAGGCGAATCCGTCCATGCCTGCGCGCACGAGAGTGAAGAAGTCTTCGGGAGGACGCGAGGGGATGCGAGAGAACCGACAGTCGAGCACTTCGCCGTTCTCGCGGCCAATGACGTCACGCCACTGCTCCAACTCTTCGTCGGTCAGCTCGACGTCGTCGGCGGGTTCAGCGAACGCAGGGAACTCAATGATCTCCCACTGTGGGCCGGAGTAGCCCGGCTCTTTCATGCGCTCAATCAGCGCGCCCGACAGATCATCCTCTGCCCAGCGGGTAGCAATAATGATGACGGTGCCGCCCGGCTGGATGCGGCGGTTGATTGTTCCATCCCACTCCGCCAAGTGCGCCCTCTTCGTCGCTGCGGACGCTGCCTCCTGGGCATTCTTGATGAGGTCGTCGATGATGATGACGTGGCCCGGTCGGCCAGTGATAAGACCACCGACACCGACCGACAGCATCCCGCCTCGCCCGCCCGACACCCGCCAGTCGGTTGCCATCGTGAAGTCAGGGTCAATGCGCGAACCGAACAACTCATTGCCGTACAAGTTGTGGAGGGTGCGAACGTCTTTGCCGCGAGCGGTCGAGAAGTCGTCGGAGTACGAGATGTACATGACCTGCCACTGTGGGAACATGCCGGTGACCCAGAATGGCAGCAGGATGCCGCAGTAGGTCGACTTGCCGACCTGCGGTGGGGCGTTCACGATCACGTAGCGTTCGTGTTCGGTGTCCATGATCGCGTCGACGATGCGTTGCTCGGCGTGAGCGACGAACGGGAACATGATGTACGGCTCACCGAAGACCTCTTGGCCGATGTGCTGGCCGACCTTCGAGGGTAGGGCGATGCGTTGAAGGTGCTCCTGTTCGGGCGTCACTCCACGACCTCCGCGTCGATGATCGGCGGCTCTAGGGCCTGGATAGCCCCAACGCCCTGCTCGCGCAGTAGCTCCAGCGCCCCCTGTTTCACGGAGGCGACCATGCCGAGACTGATGGTGAGGTCGTTCTTTATCTCGATGCGCTTCACGTCGCGCCAGCGGTCGGGGGCGCGGTTGAAGAGGAACAGGGTGATGGCGGCGACATTCCCCCGCTTCGCAACGGCGACCAGCGTCTCCTCCACCGACCCGATCAGGCGCTCAGACGCGGCGTCGACCAGCTCCCTGAAATCACGGTCGGCCAGCTCTCGCTTCAACTGACGTGGCGTCCACCCCACCTGGATGCCAGCGTTGATCGGCGCAACCCCGCCCGCGACCAGCTCAACGAACAACTCGCGGCCCATCAGCTCATCGAAGGTGACTGTCTCGCTCATGGGTGGACCCTACTCCTCAACGACTTGCCAGATGATTATGGAACCAGCAGCAACCGCGGCCCACTGAATACCCGGCAGGGCGACGGGGCCGAAGTAGTCGGCGATGGACACCAAGGCCCCGGCGATCCACACGGAGATGCAGAACTGACACGAGATCAGTTCTTGTAGCTTCTCGCGCCACAGTCTGGGCTTCCTGCCCAGGATGACGGTGTGCAGCCAGATACGAAACCCGGCGATGAGCGTGTCCTCGACGATGAACCGGGTGACCCGATAGCAGGCCAACGACAGAATGATGGTCAGTTGCAGTTGCGACACCCGACGTACTCCACTTCCCAACGCACCTGGGCGTTGCTAGAACTGAGACCGACCTCGACGGTCAGCGCCTTTGATGTACCCACAATCATGGAATCCTTACCCTTCTCAACGACCGAGGCGTGGGTGAGCGTGTCGACTTCAAGCCAGCGGCCGTCCCACATCTTCCACATCTTCGCTGTCACTGGGTTCGATCCCAGGAACGAGATGCGGCAGCGCTTGTACTCCTCACCGTCAGGTTCGAGGCCGGAGAACACCTTGACGTTGACGGGGCCGATCTGCGACTGCATGTCGACATACTACGTCGCGTTGAGCCGCTCCGCCATGACGCTCGACGCGATGGTCTGCACTGGCACTTTGTTCCGGCGCGCCATCGCCACGAGGTCGAGCGCATCGTCCTGTGACTGCAACCAGTACAGCGTCTTGGCTCGCACCGCCCATGTCCCGGCGAGCATCTTCCCCTCAATGGCGAACTCCAGGCAGTCGTACTGTGCCTTGCAGGAGAAGCAGATCATCTGCGCATACCGCGCCATCTCTGCGCCCGAGATGCCGTTGACGTTTTGGCCCGGCGAAACCTGCCACGGGGTCGGCTGGCCGGGACGCTGCGAGCCCCACCCGTAGCACGCCCCCTGCTCCATCCATTCCCGATCAAGGCCAATGGCCGCAGTTATCAGAACACCGAGATCGTCGATGTTGCCTTCGGTATTCCGCTCCTTCGCCATTGCGCGTAGAATAGCAGCGTGGACCCCATGACCAGTAGGACAGTCAAACTAAGGAAGGCGCACCACTACTGCGACCTCTACCAACTCGCCCGCGAGGAGCGCATCTCGCTGACGCAAATGGTGCTACGGCGCGACGTCTCTTCATGGAAAGACCTCGACGACGATCAGCTCGGCCGAATGCTGGATTGCCTTGAAGGCTTCGGCCTCATCAGTCACCTGATGTCAGAGCGTCAGCCGTAAACAGCGATCACGGCGAGGTGGCATAGTGCGCTGGTCGGCAGGTTCTCAATCGTCTGCCTCACTTCCCGTGCGTACGCCGAGGCTTCAGTCAGGTCGGTGCGCTTGAACAGCCGCTCAAACTCAGTGTTGCGGCCCACGACGTAAACGCTCGTCCCCTCCCACGCCCCAAGGTGTAGTTCTTGGCAGTCTGGGAACGTGGCGAGAAGGTAGCCCCCATTGCGAGTAGGCACGGAGCGCGCCGTGCGTAGCGTCTCGACCCTGGTCGCTCGCCTGCCGCAGTTGCAGCTAATGGTTCACCGGCCAGGCTCGAGGACGGCGACAGCACGCACCTGCGCCGCGGCACCGCGAAGGGCGGAGGTCAGCGGGTCGGTATCGGGGAGGCGGTCCACGGCCATGCGCGACAGCTCCAACAGGTCGTCGAGCTGCCCGGCAGGGACAAGCGCAAAGCGATCAGTGGAAGTGGTCACGCCACCCATCATGACACACCTGTTTGCGGTATGCAAACGGGTACCTAAGAGGCGCAAGCGCCCCACTCGGGGCCACCAGTCAGATTTCACAGAGACGCCCATCAGATCAGGGTAGCTGGGTGGCTTCAATGTTGAACGAGAAGTCAGAGGCTGCCGCCTGGACCCCGGCGGTGCCCACCACGCGAACGATCCAGTCACCGGCCACGGTGAGCGGGGCCGGGAACGTAAACACGACGGTGGTACCGAGCGCGATGGTGGCGTCCGGGCTCGTGTAGTTGGTTCGCACCCCGGCGGGCGACAGAGTGGACACCGTGACGGCGCTCGGCCCAGCCGGGACGTTCGCAGCGTTGAGAAACGGCGTAGATATGACCGGGCGCGTGCCGTTCGGGTATGAGATGATCGGTAGTTCGTCAGTGTTCATCAGCAATCCCTCATTGTCGTGACAGCGGTAGCCGCAGTGATCTTAGTGTCAGCGGTAGCCGCAGTAAATGCAGAGAGGGCAGACGCTGCGGCAATCGTGGAGTGGGCGCGGGCGGCCGCCAATGCAGAGAGGGCGGACGCTGCGGCAATCGTGGAGTGGGCGCAGCCAACCCCCATCAACTCGACAGTGACCGCGCCAGCGACCGGCGTCAGCGTGAACGTCGCGACCTGCGCGTCGATCGTGACGAAGCCAGTGACCACGCCAGTGACGGCAGACAGTGTGAACGTCGCGACCTGCGCGTCGATCGTGACGAAGCCAGTGACCGCGCCAGCGACCGGCGTCAGTGTGAACGTCGCGACCTGCGCGTCGATCGTGACCGACTCGCCAGTGACCGCGCCAGCGACGGCAGACAGCGTGAACGTCGCGACCTGCGCGTCGACGGTGGCCGAACCAGTGACCACGCCAGCGACGGCAGACAGCGTGAACGTCGCGACCTGCGCGTCGATCGTGACCGACTCGCCAGTGACCGCGCCAGCGACCGGCGTCAGTGTGAACGTCGCGACCTGCGCGTCGATCGTGACTGGTGCGATGTCGTCGACATCGAGAACAATCAGTCCGGCTGACGTGCGGGGGCCGGTCGTACCGGCGGGCCAGATGACATAGCGGCGGCTGGCGTCGCCTGTGACCTGGCGAACCTGCATCGTCAGTCCCAGGTTTGGATCAGAATGAAGCCGTCTCCGCCGCTACCGCCGGAGCCGGAATCGTTGGAGGAATCTTCGCCAGCGCCACCACCTGCACCGCCGGAACCGTAAGTCCCGTTACCGCCCGCACCGGCAGGGGCTCCGGAAGACCTGGCTCCACCTCCGCACGCTGCGGCTATAACCCCCAAGCAACCTCCGAATACCGTCGCGTCAGACCCTGGCAGACTTGAGCTGGCTGTCCCGCCCACGCCAGGCGAGTTCGCATAGTAGGTGGGGCGGCCAGTCGGGCCGCCAGCGGCAACAGCGCCGCCTGATGTGATCCCGCCGCCTGATGCTCCACCTATGGCAAAGCTGCGCACGCTCGCTGCGGCTGTAGGCGCAATCCCCACAAGCCCTGTTGCACTGTTTGCGGCACCCGCGCGCGCTGCGTCCATACCAATCGTCGATCCGGCCCCTCCAGCGGCGGCACCAGTGTTGCCTGCTGCACCGCCTGAACCTCCACCCGCCGTCAACGCTGCAACCCACGCACCATTCTGTAGCTCCAATAGCGACGCCGCTGCACCCGCTGCACCCGCAAGCCCATTTGTACTGTTGGTGGTTTGCGACGCGCCACCCGCACCGCCTCTGGGAACTGACAACATGAATCGCCCACCGCTGCGCATCACCTCCTCGCGACGAAGCATCACCTCCACGTAGTTGCCCGCTCCGCCGCCAGCGCCTCCCGTCTTCAGGGAGAGGTTCGCTCCCTTGCGACCTGAGCCTCCGCCTCCTCCCGAGCCGCGGATGTGAAGCAGGAACAGCGACCCGTACTCGGGCACAACCCACACAAACTCTGTCGTTGCTGCGCCGGGCTCGAACAGCTCGGTGGACAGGAACCGGCCGGGGACGCCCGGCTCACCGCCCGGCAGGATCATGTCGTTTCCATACCGAACGCGAACACGTTGCACACACCAGATGTCAAAGCAACAGTGATCGCAGCGCGCAGCGACCAACCCGAAGGCAACATCAGGTCGTCATAACGACGTTCAGTGCGGAACCCTGCCACGGTATTCGACGCAGCAGCGGGGTTACCAAGGTCAAACTCGTCGAACAGCCAAGCCGTGGCACCGTCATGCAGGAACATGGTGACGATTGAGTCGGCCGGGTCGCCCGTGGCTTGGATCGTGATGCGCGACACCTTGATCACCAACCCGCCCGACGCCGACAGAATCGTCGCCATCGTGCCCGAGCCATCTCGGGCCGTGTTCGCTGTCGATACGGAGGCAACGCCAATCCTTGGCGTGATCGCGAATGAGGGGGTAGTTGCAATGGGCATTAGGCCAACCTATAGAACGCTGCGGATGGGTCGTAATTCATGGTGCCACCGTTTGTGGGGAAACCCGCGGCGAACCAGTCAACCGAGAGGAGAAGGCGGGTGGTGTCGTTCGTGTCCGTGCTGGCGTCGTAGAAGAACGCACCAACCACGGTGTTGTTTGAGGCTCCGCCAGCCGCAGCCCACGCAATCAGCGCAGCGACAGCGTTCACGCGATCGTTGGCGTCGTCTTCCGCCCAGGGCGTGCGGACTAGGTTCTTGCGCACGTAGTTTGTGAAGTCGCACTCAGTGCAGCCGCTGGTGACGATCAGGTCATTCACTGTGTTTAGGTCAGCGACCTCAACCAAGGTATCGGCTGCCGCTCCCTGCACCTTGAGCAACCCACACCTGATCAACGTGGCGGCATGGTCGTCCCACGCCCCCTGCGCAATGAGCAGCTTCCCTCGGTTGGTGGGCATATGTCCTGTGGCCATCTAGTCGCCCTCCCTCGCGTTGGGGGGTGCGCCCACCCGGTCCACGGGGGCTTGGGGCAGGGGGGCATAGGTGGGGGCAGCGCCCAAGACTTTGTCCAACAGGGCGCTAACAAACGGGACAGCGGCGGCCTGCGCGAAACGCAGCAACGTGTTGCCGAGGCCGATCAGTAAGGCCAATACTGCCGCCAGCGCAAACTTCTGCACGATGTCCATGTCGGGTGGGTCACCGTCGACCGTCCAGGCGCGCAGGGCGTCCATCAGCATGACGAGACCAGCAACCATCGTCGTGATGAACGTGACGAAAGCCGTCTTGATGCCAGCCTTCAGGGAGTTCAGGTATTCAGGTTTCATTGGGTTACCTCTTTCAGTTGATGATCGAAACAGTCGGTACCACCAACCGTCGATGATGTAAGCGATCTCAGAGCGGGTCATGTGGACTCGTTGGGCGGGATCGGCTCGTACTCGGTCAGCGACTTCGGGCGGATAGGTAGGGTCACGCCGATCTGGTCAGCGACAGCCACCAGCGCATCAGCGGTCCACGTCGTGTGGATCGTCTGGTTGGCCTCAAGGCGGATCACCCGCTGAATCAGCGTCGGCTGATCCGCCCCCTGATGATTCACGGCCCGGTTGATCTGCTTGATGTCACGCCGGTTCCGCTGCGCGATCGCACCAGCTACGGCGACGATCACAGCAACGATCACAGACGCGTCGGCGGGCGAGAAGTAGGCGAGCTGCGTCATCGGCGGGCTGTCTCCCAGTTAGTAGAGAACCCTTGCGGTTCGTTCGCCACCAGCATGGCACACGACCGCAGCGCGCGTCCCCTTCTCACAGCGACGCCAAGCCCAAAGTAGCAACCGGGGGAGGCACAGAAGTGAGGGCATGAACAGCGAAGTCCCCCGCAGTTATCACTTCGTCACTCGGGAATGGAGTGTAAGGGCCTTGACTCCAAGAGGCGAGACCTGCCTGGGCTGAGCCGGAAAGGCCGAACTCCAGCGGGGCGTTCTCGAACGACCATGCCGTCAAGGCCCCGGCGCGCACTCGCGAGAACACCCAGTAGTGCCACTTGTCGTTTATGCAGGCACCGTCACTGTCGACGGCGATGGTCCACGTCTCCAGCGCATACCGGGCGTTGAGGTCGCGGCCGGAGCGCAGACGCAGGCCAACCGGGACGATGCGGTCGATGCGGGAGCAGCCCTCGGCGAGAAAGGCTACGAGGGCCGGGTCCACGCCCGACAACGAAATCGCCAGGTCGATGCCGAGCATCTCTGGGTTCTCCGGGGCGTTCACAACAACATCACCCCAGATATCCAACAGGATGGTGCTCGGTGCTTCGGTGTAGCGAGGCGAGACGACGAGACGGATGAGCCCATCGGAGACGATGTAGGCGTTGGTCCCCGAGGCAGCCTCCCCGTTGGAGTCGAGCCTCGTCGCCCTGACGGCGCAGGCGGTGATGGACCCAGGCATGTCAGCCCCTCGTCATCCGGTCGATCCAGCCCCAGGTGACCGGGCCGACGACACGGTCGGGCTTCAACCCCAAGTAGCGCTGGAAACGCTCAACGGCATCGCCCGTCGACGGGCCGAAGTCGCCGTCGACCTTGACGTCCTGTGATGCCTTGAGGCGCAGCACCCCCTGCAAGTACCTGCACAACGCCCGGTCGTTGTCGGAGGCTGCGACGCTCGTCACTTCGCGGATGGTGTTCTTGTTCCTGTCCAGTGGGTACAAACCCCAGATGCCTTTCGCCGGATCGAACAATACGGTCGTCGGGGGGGTGACGGGGGCGACCTGACCGCGCATGTAAACCGGGGTGCTGTTCAACCAGTTGCTGCGGTCGGTTTCGATATGCAGGTACTTCGCCCACGCCTGCCCCATCCCGTTCCTCGGGTTCTTGGGCTGCGGCCTCCACCACGTCTGGGCGTCCTTGCCGGGGTAGCGGTTGGCGTGCCAGATGCGGCAGCCGACATAGTCGTGGATGACCTGGATGCCGAGCAGAACATGATGCTCAATCAGCCAGTCCATCGCCGCCCGGCGGGCCTTGGCGTCTTCGATGCGCCAGTTGATCGCAGACCCGAACGAATGGCTCGACCATGTGAAACCGGCCCGGATCGCTCGGACAACAAAGTCGCCGAGCGGCGTTCCCCCGAAACGCACGGCCAGCTCATTACGAACGGCCACCAGATTGGGCGACAGGTAGTCGTACGGCTTCCCAGGTTGGAGCCCGGCCTGCCAGTCGTAGAAAGTGACGGTCATATCCGCAACCATAGCTGCGCCGCGCGCGGCGAGCACGCGCATCCTTGCATCGCACGCCCCCCCGACCTACTATGTCTGGCATGGCAAACCCCAAACGAACCAACCTTGACGATCTTCTCGGCGAGGAAGAGCCCATCCTCACCAAGCCTGTCACCCTATTCGGCCGCGAGTGGGACGTGGTGTGTGGTCTCAACTTCTTCACGTTGTCGTCGATTGGTGCTGGCGACAACGGCGCTGTCGCCAGGTTCCTCAGCAACGTCGTAGTGGCATCGCAACGCGATGACTTCGCAAGCGCCCTGTCGGCACAGCCGAACATGGACGCCGACAGGCTGGGCAAACTCGTCAACGCACTTGTGGAGGTTGCGTCGGAACGCCCTACCGTACTGCCCTCCACCTCATCGCGGTCGGTGAGCAAGCGGACATCAGGGCAGAAATCAGCGGCACACTCCTCCTAGGTTCTGGGTTGCGCCTGCGCGACCTCTCATTGTCTGAGTACCTGGACTGCGTGTGGGCTCTGAAGGTGCGCGTGTCGGGCGCGATGATGAACCCGTTCGAGTATCGCGACTTGATGAACGTCGCCTTCGGCTACTCGGCAGAGACCATCAAGCAGGTGAAGGACCGCTACGACGACACAGCCCCCAAGCGCAAGGCTGGGGGCTCGACTGCCCCCTCGACAGCCACGGCATCCACTGAGGAAATGTCAAAGCTGAAGGCGCTCCTCGCCAACGGGAAGCCCCGCCCTCCCATCAAACGCGACGATGGTGCAAGCCCTGGCGTTGGAGGCCGTCAGGGCTTGCACCACCCAACTACCTAGCAGGTCTCAGGGGCAGAAGGCCGGGATGTTCGCGTCGTCGGTCAAGATCGGACGAGCAGAACCGATCTGCGCCTGGATAGCGATGCGGGGCTCACGGACCGGGAAGCCGGGCGTGATCCGACTGTGGGTCGTCACGACGTAGATGGACGATGCCACCGAGACTTCGGCCGTGCCAGTCAGTGACCAAGCCGTCACGCCACGCTGCACCCTCGACGGGGCGAAGATGTCTGCCCGCCAGGTGACGGTGTAGGTGCCGTCGGGGGCGGCGCACGATGTGGCGACGTTGTTGATTTCGGCCACATTCGACCCGGCGCTGACTGGGGCGGGAATGAGGGTGAGTGCCGCAATGGCTGCGACAATCAGGGCAATAATGCGTTTCATGTGTGCTCCTTTGTGAAGGTTGATGGAGGGGATGCTACACCCAGACATATTATGTCGTCAAGCGGTCCACGCCGAATCGGAGTAGGTCATGTTGTCGCCCCACGCCCGGACCTTGTACTCGTAGGCCACGCCAGCACTCGGGTAGTCCACCCAGACCGTTGACGGTGGCAGGCCGGTGGCGACCCGAATCCCATCCCCGCCGACGGGACGCTCGCGATCTGGATAGCTGCGGCCCGCGACGCAGCGCACGAGGACGTCGATGGACGTTACGGTCGGCTGGCCGACGCCGGGGGTCGGTTGAGTGGGGGCGATGGTGACCTTGGCGAACGTGATGCTGGGGGCGACGACCAATGTGGGTGTTGCTGGCAGCGTGTAGGACACGGAGAAGTCATGGGTGGTCGGAGTGGCCGCCAACCCTTCGGCGTTGGTTGTGGTGACACGCACCTTGTAGGAGGTGCCGTTGACGAGCGCGTACGGGATCGTCTGCGACCGGGTCGCCGCCGCCGAAACCACACCTGAGTCCCAGTAAGGGAAGAACCCGGACGGGTCGAACAGTTGCACCCGGAGGGTGGACTGGCTTGCGCACGTCCACACCACAGTGAGCGATGCTGAGGCCACCACTCCGGCATTCACCGGGGTGGTGATCGTCGGCGGCGACGGCGTCGAGGGGGTGACGGTCAGCTCAGCCGAGTATGGACCGACAACGTCGAGAAGATCGTAGGTCAGGACTGCGAACTTGTGGTTGGCGTCGGCGTCAAGTCCCCACGCTGAAGCCAACGTCACCGCAGAGGTCGCGGTGCTAACTTTCTGGACGCCAGCCTGCCAAGTGCTATCCGAGGCCCGCCAATACGCGTAGGCCCCAGCTCCGATTTGGCGGCGCAACGTGTAGGCGGTTTGAGTGTCGGACGGGTTTGCGTCGACGAAGTTCCAGTCAAGAACTAGCGCAGCCCCGACGTCCGCCCCGGCATTGTCGACATTCACCCAGGTCGGCGACGACGGGGCGACATTGACGGAGGTGCTGTCTGCTCGTATTCTCGACGCTGTCACCGAGTCGAAGATCACCGGGATGTCATTCCCGGCATAGCGGCGGAAGGCCCACCCGTCGGCATCGTCGGTGTCGATGGTGAGTGCGACGTCCCACAGCAGGGTCGCCCGGATGAACATGCGAGTCTTCAGATCGCCGACAGACACACCAACAACCCACACGTTTCCGCTGGCGTCATAGGTGACCGCGCCGAGCCCGCCAGCAGTGAACGTGGCACCACCTGCTGCTCGCGTGGTGGTGGTGGTGTCCGCTGCATCGCGTTCGTACAGGTTGAGATCGCCCGCTTCCTGCGAGGCGATGATGACCCTGGAGCCATCGAACACTGACAGCGCGGACGGGGCACTCGCCGCCGAACGGATGGTGCGCGTCGTCCCCTTCGTCCATGACCCTGCCGAATAGGTGCATTTCACAAACTTGAGGTCAAGGCTCCTCGTCCATACTATGTAAAGGTGAGGAGTTGCCCCTTGGATGGCTTTTTCGTCGGTGGAAGTGTGGTGGAAGTCAATGGTCCCGCGACGGGGCGGGCCGGTCGCTGACTCAATGGTGGTCCTTGTGCCAACGGCGACGACATCAGTAGAGCTGATGGTGACGGTGGTCCACACCACCGCTTCATCCGGCCCGGTCACGTTGTGGGTGGCGACGACGTGGGCGACCCATCCGGTGCCCTCGCGATGGACGACAAGGTCTGAGTCGGAGTAGCCCAGGTCAGCGTTGTCGACCGTCGTCGCCGACGACCATGCGGAAGTGGTGGAGATTGACTTGTTCCGACGGTACGACAGCGAGACTGTCCCCGTCACGCAGTAAACGACGTGAGCGTGGTCGTCGGCGTCGATGTAGAAGGCGAAGTTGGTGGAGACGCCCACCGAGGAGAACCGCGCTGCCGTGTTCTCAGCCCACGTTGCCCCGCTGTTGTCGGAGTACCACATTTCGATCCTGGCGGTGGCGGTGTCCCATATGGCCACCCACCAACGACCGGCCGAGGTGACCTGAAGGTCGTGACCGGCCCACGAGATAACCCCCGTCGTGGTGGCATTTATTGTGACGGCCATTAGGTCGCCTCCCTCATGTTGCTACAACCTTCATGAAGACAGCCCACTGCGAGCCGAGCAACACCAAGCCGACCTTGTCGGAAACCGAGAACGTCATCCCCGAATCCATGAGGGCGATCGGGGTGTCGCCTGTGTCGCCGTTGATGCGAACCTGCAACGGGGTCACCTGCGTCACCGACCCCCAAGTCAGTCCAATCTTCGACAAAGGGACGGTCATATCGACTCCAGCTTGATTGTCTCCAGCGCGCCGCCAAGGTCGAGCCGCCACTCAGCGACAGCCCAACTCCCGCTCGCCCCGAGCTGAGCGTCCACGTATGTCACCACATCATCATGCCAGTGCTCGGGGTTGGTCTGGGTGGATAGGTCAACGGAGGCCGCGACGCGGATGTCGGCTGCGACGATCTTGTCGCCCTGCGCGACCAGCGCTGCCTGCGAGGCGGCCTGCAAGCGCTCCACCTTGTTGATCGTCCGGCCACGACCAGCGACCGACGTCGGGCCGTAAGCGGCGTTGGACACCGTGTAGATGCCGGAACCTTCAGCGCCGATGGCCTCCCCAGCGTCGTCGCGAATGAACACCCAGCGGTTCGGGGTGGAGAAGAAGTCAGCGGAGGCGGTGCGGCTCTCGCCGACAGTGGTGGTGTACCCGGCATCAGCGTCGTATGCCCACATCGGGGCCTTCGTCGACAGCACCACAATCGGGTCGGAGCGAAACCTTCCCTCGCGGTCGCACCACAACGGCCCATACCCAATGCGCTCCAATAGGTCGTTGATGATCTTCAACGTCGTGTTGTCCTGGTCGATCGGCCAGGTCATCGCCGCCGGGAGGGTCGTGGCGATCGCAGCCTGACTGATGGCGTTCGTTTCCCCGGCTGCCGTCAGAATTGCAGCGATCAACGTCAACGGCACCGACCCGGCCGCAGCGGAATAGGTGGACCCGTACGGGGAATCAAACACCGTCAACAGGTCGTAACCCTGAACCCTCCAGATGGCCGGAGTTTCGCCAGCCTCACGGGTTGGGGTGGTCATCGCGTACACCCCAAGGTTCCAGCGCGTCGTCGTCTCGCCATCAGCGGATATCTCCACCCACGGGCGCACCCTGTCCTTTCCCCACGCCAGTTGACGTTGCATCGACAGATCACAGGTGCCGTGAATCTTGTTGCTCATATTGCGCGTCACCGATGAGCCATCAACTTGGAGGTCGGCGGAGATGTCTTCGACGAACACGTTGCCCGACGTCAGCAGGTCGAGGCCAGCAGAAACCTCAGTGACGGGGGACTGGATCAGTGTGATGACACTCATCAGACGATCTCACTATGCGACACCTCGGACACCGACAGCGTCGAGACCACGGCGTACGTGCGACCGTTCGGTTCGGCCACCTCGACCTGCGCATACGACCCCCACAGCCGCTGGCCACGCGGGGAGCGGATCAACACCTGGCGGTTGACCTTCTCCTCCAGCCAGGACACCTGATCGCGGTCGGTGAGAATCACAGCAATGGTCGCCATTCGAGTGGTGCCGGGGCGCGAGACCCACACGGTGCGCCCTGCCGCCAAGCCGCGGGCCTGCCCTTGCCCGACAAGCGGCGAGTTCCAGCCGTTCGAGGCGAGGTCTAGCTCCAGGCTGTCCGACAAATCAGACGCCAGATGGAACCACACCCGTGTGAAATCTATTTCAGCCACCGTCACCCACCTGCCCGTATCGCTTGCTGAATCACCTTAGCCAACCCTGGGCCGACAGCGTTGATGAACGCCTGCGGGTCAGGGCCGCCCGACAAGCCAGAGCCCCCGCTCGTCGTGAGCATCCCAGAGTTGATCAACTGGGCGACGAAGGCTGCGTTCGCTGCCGCGGACGCAGCGTCTTCAGCGGCGGTGGACGGGGTGAACGGGCCGGACGGAGCGGCGGCGGCAGGCGCGACAGGCGGACGGTACACGGGAATGGCGGCTGGGGGCAGTGCGTACACGGCCGCCGTGGCGGCGGCAGCGCCGGGGGCCGGAGCGGCGGCAGCAGCGGCAGCGGCAGCGGCACCAGTGACGTAGCCGTCGATTGCCACGTTCGACAGTCCGAGCCCAGCAGCGACACCAGCAACAGTGCTGACGCTGAAGCCGAGGGCAGTGGCCTTCGCTGTAGCTGCCGCTGTCTGCTTCTTCAGTTCGGCCGCCACGTCAGCGGCAGAGGAACCCTGGCTGATCATCACTTGGCCGAGGTTCGCGATCGCGTCGAACGCGCCGGTCAGCGACGCCAGGTTCGCCGAACCGAGCACCGTCGTCGTGTCAGTTGAGAGCGCCTTGCCAGCCTTGATCTCATCGAAGAGTGCCTTATCGGCAGCGTTCAGCTTCGAGTAATCAGACGCGCCGAGTGTGAACACTTGGCCGATCTGCGTGTCGAAGTTGGACAACACCGACTGCACGGCGGTCGTCACCCCGGCCTGCGCTGAAGCAAGAGCGCCTGCGTTGCCGTTGGGGCCGGTCGCCTGAGAGCCGAACGACTTCTGATACAAGTCGGTGGCTGCCAGGTCGGCGGCGATCTGCCTGATCTGCGCTGCGGCGTCGGCGGCAGTGGAGACGAACTGCCCGAGCGCAGCGCCCGAAAGGCCGAGCGAATCAGCCAGGCCCGCGACACCGGCCTGATCGAAACCCATCGACACAGCAAGCTGGGTGAGTACGTCCACCTGCTGTTGGAGCTGGATGGCGACCGTTGACGCGTCGACGCCCTGGCTAAGCATCACCTGGCCGAACTCAGCGATCGCGTCGAACGCGCCGGTCAACTGTTGGATGTTCGCCACGCCGAGGGCGTCGTTGATGTCCAGCGTTGTCGTCGCCCCCTCACCCGACAGTGAGTCGCGCAGGCTGCTGAATGCTGTAGTGAGCGCGCCGCGGGCTTGCAGCAACGAGTTGCCGGTGTTGAGTTCAGCGCCCGACCCAACCATCCCAGCGAAGATGTCCGACCCGACACCCTTCAACGCGTCAGCCGCACCAGAACCAGCGGAGCGAGCCGCAGCGACGACGCGGTCGACGAGACGAGTGGCAGCGCCCGACACCAAGGCGGCCGTGCTTTGGAGGCCGACGGCGAGACCCTCGCCCATGAACACGCCGATCTGCCTGAACACCTTCGACGGCGACGCGATGCCCGACTGTTTGCGCGCCGCGATGGCCATTTTCGACGCCATAATCACGGCTGCCGTCACCGGCTTGTAGGTGTTGGCGGTGACGCCCCTCGCCGCCCCCGTGGCGATGTCGGAACCAAACCTCCACCATTCACCCTGCGTCTTTGAGGAGGAAGGGATGTCGACCTTGGGGGCCTTGGGGGCCTCAATATCGCCAATCGGCCGATTGAACTTCCCCTTGCCAACGCCGAACAGGGTGACGCCTTCCAGGGCGGACTGGGCGTCCCTCTTCAGCTTGACCTTGTCCAACTCGGGCTTGATTGTCGCGGGGATGCTGTCGAACAACGCGCGGATCGCGGCGGTGGCTTCTGGGTTGTCTTTCACTGCCGCCAACAGCGCGCTCTTGTACGAGTCGGTAGCGAATGCCGCCGCCTCGGGGGTTAGGATCGCCCCGCTCCCGACGCCCTCCGAAACAATTGTCCCAATCCTGCTACTGATGTCGTTCAGCGCCAGGTTGAACTCAGAGCTGCCAGCCCCCGACCGTAGTGCTTCTGCGAGTTGAGCGCCCTGACTCTTCGCCCCAACGACTGCCGTGTCGATCTGCAAACCAAGCGACCCGCCCTTGGGGCCGAACGCGGCGTTGATGTTGTCTTGCGCTCCCTTGACCGCAGCGGCGACGCCGTCGTACCCGTCGGCCAACCTCTTAGTGTCGTCGATATGCCTCTGAAAGGCCGGGTCGAGAGTCTCTATGGCATCTTTCATCCGGCCCAAGGTGTCGGTGGTGCCTGGCCCGCCGAGGGCGAGGAAGGCGGCAGCAGACCAGCGCTTTATCGGCCCGTCAGCACCGAACTGCGCCTTGACGTTGACAGACTCGATCTCCTTGGCCACGCCCACGAACACGGTACCGACATCAAAGGCAGCCTTTTGGATGTCGGTGAGTTTGCCGAACTCTCCAGAGCCCTTACTCCCGCCGATTGAGCTGAGCAGACGCTCCACGGCTGGCTGGCCTTCACGAAAAGCGGCGAACAACTCTCGACTGTTGACCCCAGCGTCCAGAAGGGTCTTCAGCGTCTCAGGCTTCAGCAGCTTAGTGATCTCGTCGGTAAGTCCAGCCTCCCCTTCCAGACTGAACGCGTCGCGCAGGTCAAGTACTGCATCTTTGCCCGCTTTGAGCGCCGCTTCCAACTTGCCACGAATGACGGACCCAATTTCAGCCAACCGCTCCTTGAACAGTTTCGCGGCCCGTTCAGCCTTGCCGAGCTGGGTGCCTAGCAGGGAGGCTCCCGCGGCGGCGACGCCAATCACTGGGTTCTGGGTAATCAGGCCCGCCGTCAGCCCGGCGGTAGCGGCGCTTAGTAGCCCACTTCCGCCAGCCGCGCCCTCGGCGCGGCCAGCCATGAATCCACCTAGTGCCGCCAGCCCCGCTTCAGCGCCTGTCCGCAGCCCGTTGACCAACGTGCGGCCGATGGACTTCCCCTGCGAAATAGAGAACTGCTCAACCGCCGACAACGCCGACCGAAACCCGTCCTTGATCGCACCGCCGCCAGCACGGAAGGATTCGGCGAAAGCCTTCACGAATGCCTTGCCCCCCGACGTGCCGGGGCCGATGTAGGCGTTGGTCGCATTGAGCGCTGCGATGTACCCCTTCACTGGTGCCGCCAAAGCGGGGCCGAGACCCTTGCTGGCCTGGACTAGCCCGCCGAAGACGCCCCTGATGGCAAGGCCACCCTGCTGCAACGTGTCTCGCAGCCGAAGCCCGTTTATCTGAGCGGCGGTAAGCCCGGTGCTCAGCTCGCGGATACGATCGGTCGCCTCCCTCATGGAGGTGGGGCTGCCGAATACTTGGCGAGGTTCCCCTAGAACGCGGAGTTGGTTGGCCAACCCTCGCGCCTCCCTCTCCGCCCCCCTGAAGAGGTTGCCGATCGCCCGTCGGTCGGCGGCCCCAGCCCCACCGAACAGGCTGCTGAGGAAATCGCCACCGCGGCCGAATGACGCCTTCAGCCCCGATGCGAACGACGTCCCCGCAGTAGCCCCGCCAGTACGGAACAGCCCCAGCAGGCGTGGACCGAAGATAGCCGCAGCGAGGGCGATCCCAAGGACCACCCCGAGGTTGTCGAAGATGAGCCCCAGCCCAGCCTGAAGGACGTCGCCGAAGGAAGGGAGGTTGGATGCGACACCCTCAATGAAGCCCTTGACGAAGCGGAAGCCGATCACCACGGCAGCGGCAGCGATGGCGGCGACGGCCTTCAAGAACAACGGGCTGGACACGATTGTGCCGATAGTGCGGCCAACCGCTTCCACGAAGTCGAGAACACCGGAGATGTACCGCTTGATGTTCGGGCCGGAGAACAGCTCAGTGAAGAACTCCGCAACCCGCCGCCCGATCGGCTGGAGCGCCTTGCCGATGGCGGGGCCAACCAGCACCGCCGCGGCGGCCACAGCCCCGAGTATGGGGCCGCCGATCGCCAGGCCCGTCACCCCGGCGGTGAGGGCGATGAGTAGCTTCGTCTTCTGCTTCTCAAGGCCCGAGAAATCACCACTGAATGCCGCACCGATGGCGTTCGCTAGTTCGTGGAAACCGTCGATGGCAGTCTGGAGCCCCGGACGAACGTAGGTGTAAATGCCTTTGGCAATATCGACAACCCGGTCAACGAGCCCCAACACCACGCCAACGGCGACAGAGACGGCTGGGACGAAGTTGCGGCCTACGAAGATCGCGAACTCGGCAAGGGCTGGGATCACCTTCTCAACGATGAAAGAGGTGGCCGTGAACAGGGCACGCTTGATGGTGTCGCCGAGGTCGCGGAAGAACCGAGAGGCAGGCTTGACCTCTCGCTCTATGCGGTCGGCTGTGCCGCCAACCGCCTCCTTGGTCCGCGCGAACGCGTCGATGACGGTATGGACGGCGGTGATGATGCCATCCCAGATGCGGCTGCCCTGTGTGACGAGGTAGCGCCCCAGAAGGGAGATGGCCTCGCGGAAGTCGGCAGAGCGGGTGCGCAGGACGTTGAACGCTGCACCCACGGTCGCCACGCCGACAAGCAGAAGGCCCATCGGCGAGAGGAGGAGCTGGGCGGAAACGGCCAGCAGCTTGAAGACCTCCACCGCACCCTTCGCCACAACGACCGCCGTGAGCGCGACAGCCGCCCCGGTGAGGGCCTCGCGGAGAATGAGGAGAGGACCACTGAGCGCCTCGCCCTTGACAAAGTCAGCCAAACTCTGCAAGACGGTCTGAGCGCCCAAGACGGCGACCTTCAGTGGCCCTGCGATGGTGCCGATGATGGCCGCGCCGAAATCGTCGAACGATTCCTTGAGGTTGGCGACTCGACCGCCCAGGGTCTTGGCCAGATCGGCGCTCGCCCCCGCCAAGCGGGGGTCGCTGGCAAGGCCGGTGATGAGCCCGTTGACGACGGCGTCAGCGCTCAGCTCCCCGGCCTCCTGCAAGGCCACGAGCGCCTGGACGTCGCCGCCTGTGACCTGGTCGGCGAGAATCTGACGAATGTTCAGGCCCGGCAGGTTCTCGGCGAGCTGGTTGAGTTCGTCGCCTTGCAACCTGCCGGTCGAGACGATCTGGCCAAGCGCTCGCTGGATGCGGTTGAGTGAGTCGACCCCGCCGCCGGTCAAGGCGACGGCGTCGGCGATGGCCTGGACGCGAGGAAGAACCTGATCGACCGGGGTCTTGATGGCGAGGAAGCCCTTGGCGAGATCAGCGACACCAACGAGATCGAAGGGCGTCTCTTTGGCAAACTGCTTCACCTGGGCGAGCAGGGTGTTGGTGTCGTCGATGTTGCCAGTGAGGGCAAGGAACTGCTTGTTGATGCGCTCCAGATCAGAGAAGCGCCTGAAGCCAGAGGTCAGCAACGCCCCAATGCCAACGCCACCGGCGAGACCTCCTAGACCTATTCCGCCCCCAGCGCCCCGCCCGCTCACCGCTCCGAGCACACCCGTCGACGAGGCAGCTCGCGCCTGCTGGATGATGCGCTGCTGACGGATAGTTGACGACCGGAGTTCCTTCTCCTGGCGCGAGAATGACGACCGGATCAACGTCTCGCGCGTGCGTAACTCGCGAGGCAGCGTCTGATTGAACCCTGAGTCGGTACGGCGCAGAGAGCTGCCAAACTTGCTCAGGGTTGAGGTGAGCCCGCTGAACGACTTTGAGATCGCGCTGGTCGCGGTGCGGGCGATCCCAGCTATGGTCGCCCCGAGCGCCTTCTCCAACCGCCCAATAGTGCGCAAGACTTCCTGCACGATCAGTACCCGCTGCTTGCCCGCGTACCGAGCTGCAACCACCTGCTGCTGGGCGGCACCCTGGGCACCCGACGCGGCGCGGGAGTTCTCGCCCTTCAGGGTCTCGATGCGGAGCTGGGCGTCACGCGAGAAGCGCTCCCGATCAGTGATGGCCCCCTGACGCTCCGTGGAGCGGGCGCGGTATTGGGCGGCGGCGATCGCCTTTTCAAGCTGCCCGATCCGCTGAAGCGCGTCGCCAAGATTGTACGCCTCCTGCGATGCGGCATTCAGATTCTTCGAGAAGACCTTGGCCCCATTGCCAGCCTGTACGGCGCTCTTGCCAGCAGCGTTCACCGCGTCTTGAATCTTCTTCACTCCATCGGCGGTAGCCGAACTGTTGAAAATCTTCTTGAATTCGGCGAACCCCTGCGTGACGCCACGAGAGCAGGCCGCCTCAATAACCTTCGCGATGGCGTCGACTGAGTCCGCGTCGAGCTGAGCGCCGATGAAAACAGTGCCGTCAGAATTTGCGGTGAACCCAGCCACGGCTGAAGACTAGCCGACGACTAGGGCTGGTTGAGGCTTCGCGCCGAAAGGGTCAGCGCGTCGCGGTCTTGCGCGGAGGCTTTGGGCTGATGGGAGTGCGCCGGACGGGCGCTGGCGGAACAGGCGTGCTCGCAGCGTCGATCAGCGCTTCGAGCAACTTGCCCAACTTCTCACCATCAAGGTTCGGCACTTTCGAGAGCGCCTCAGCGAACGCGACCGATTCCTCTGGGACGATGATCCCGCGGATGAACCGAGCGATGCCGCCGGAATCGCCAGACATAATGTCGGAAACGGCGAACGAGTTGATGTCACACACGATCGTCCACTCCGCCCCGAGGAGGCGCACGGTCTTGGTGGGGGCGGGAGTGAGGTCGAACCCGAGCTGTGAGTCGAGGTCCAGAATCTTCTGCGGTGATGCCATGCCCGACATACTACGTCACGGAGCGCTCTGGCGCTAGCACCACTACTTGAAGGCCGCCCGGATCGCCCGCTCCATGCCGCGCTGGAGGAACCTGTATGGACGGTTGCCTGGGTGGTCGACCGATTTGGCTTTCACCAATTTCTGACGAGACAGGCGGTTGTTGTTCGCCAGGCCCTGGGCGCGTTGGCGCTTGGACGCTTTGCCGGACTCCAGCCGAATGATGGAACCATCACCAGCCGTCTTCGTTGAGCGCGCGTCCCCCGAGGACGGGAAGACGAGAAAGGGCGCGTTCACGGCGTTGATCGGGTGTCCAGGGGAGCCGAACTCCAACGCCGCAGTCTTTTTCTGGTCGCCGATGACCTTGCCGGTCATGATGATCGGGAACGTGTTGACGCCGTTCGGAAAGTCCAACTCCACCTTGATGCCCCCCAACAGGTGACGGGCTCCCTTCTTGCGGCGCAGAGGCGGGCGGTCGTTGACCAGCTCCGACGAAACGATGCGCTTCGCCTCGGCAGCGGCCTCATCGACCAAGGTCTTCAACTGGCGGTACGCCTGCTCCGCTGCCGCTGCCTCCACGGCCCGAGCGAAGCCAGAGCTACCCCTCAGCGAGCGAGTGATGCGTACTGGGCCTTGGGCCATGTCAGTTCCACGGCAAGTCGATCGTCACCTGTGTCGTCCACCCGGCCACCCCACCCTGCGGAGCGAGGGGGGACAGTGATCCAACTGAACCGTTCGAGCAGCGAACGCCAGCCGGGACGAGACCCCTGGAGGTGGAGAGGTGTGCGAGGCGACGGTGAATGGCTTCACCGCGACCCAGCATGTAGCGCGCTGCGGCGGCCTGGACCGCTGGGTCGGGGAGAACGATGGCCTTACCCTCGACAACGGCGGTCGGCCAGCCCGACTCTCGCAGTCGGACGTCGAAGGTGGCGCGATACAGGCTGAGCTGTCCGGCGCGGGTGTTCGGTGACGCCGTCGTCGAAAGGAACGCAACCGTCAGCGCATCAGAGATGCCATCGTCGCCGTTGCCCATCGTCACGTACGCAACGATGCCCTCGCAGGCGTCGACCCCGCATTCCGCCAGGGCATCGAAGGTCTCGGAGAGAAGGTGGTTGGCGATATCCGACAGGCTCACACAGCAAGGCTCGGGCGTGTTGTCGCATGGGGCCGCAGGAATCATGCCTGAACCATAGCTGGTCGGCGTGAACTGGTCGATGAACGCAGCAAGCCCCCACCCGAAGGTGAGGGCTTGAGCGGATGACTGTAGGAATGTGGAGGCTAGCTCCCGGTGGGGAGGTCTTGGTACCCGCAGTCGACCGTCGCCGCGATGGCGTTGAACTGAGCCTCGGTGTAGCCGACCGAGATGCTCGCGCTATTCGGGGCGTACCCGGCACCGGGGTAGTCATTCCACGGGCCGTTGAAGATGTTGGGGTTGTTCGTGCCCTTGCCGCTGAAGGCGATGCGCTTCACGTCATCAGCAAACGCCTTCGAGCCGGGGCGCAGCTTGACCTTGCCGAAGATGTGGCCGATGGCGAACGGTGCCTCCGAGCCAGCGACGACACACGAGCCAGCGCCTTCGGTGATGGCGGTCGTGATGACCTCCAGGTAGACGCCGTTGCGTGGCGCTGCGGTGTAGAGCGGGTCGGCGTAGCCGATGACCTTGCCAGCGAACGCGCCGCCTGCCTTGCCCAGAATGACCGAGCCGCCGAAGAGGAGAGCCATCATCTCAAAGTCAGAGAAGCCCAGCTCGCCCGACAGGTTGTAACGCTTGATCTTGTCGTCCTTCTCGTAGGTGAACAAGATGTCGCCACAGGCATTCTTCTGCTCGTAGATCGTCCCTTCCTCCACGTCGGGGTCGGCGGTGAGCGTCACGAGGCCAGCGGTCACAAGACCGCCATTGACGCCACCCGTGGGGGTGCAGTCGGAGTCGAGGCGAGCGGCGCGCAAGATGCACGCTTGCAACTCACCTACACACACTCCACCGGCAAGGTTGGTAGCCATCTTTGTAATCCTCCTGTTGCGAGATGCCGAGATCGTCGCAGACCGACAAGGGGAATGTCTATGGTTGACGCGGCCCTGAGGTTAGAAGCCACCCACGGGAGACTGACAGCTCCACGTTTGCATGAATGAATAGGTGGCAGGGGTTGCAGACGTGCAAGGCATTCTCGGCGTCTGCTGCCCCGCCCTGCGACCGACGGCGACGGTGGTGCATCACGGTGGCTCTGCGGGTGCAGCCTGGGGCGTCAGCCTCACACCATCCCAGGGAGCGCCGCTCGACAGCGGCGCGGACCGACGGGTGGAACTCAGCCTTGGACTTCGACGGGTTGCGCTTCATGGCGGTGCGTCGCATCGACAGACGCTGCTTCGGGCCTCTGGGTGGGCCTTTGGGCTGCGGGGGGCCACTCACGACACCGTCACCAGCGACCAGTTGTTGTCCAGCTCTGGCGTCCACACTGCCAGCACCCCCATCCCGCGAGGGGCGAAGCGATCAAGGAACCGGCCCACGGCCGGGATGCCAAGCGCCTCTGCTTCCTCGGCAGCATCGAGCGACACGCTGACCCCTTGGACGTTCGCTGAGGTCACGCCTCGCAGTCGCGACAAGGTGGTGGGGTCTTTCATCATCTGGCAGACCAGCTCGACAGTGGCCATCACCGTGATGCGAGAAGGCGCGTTGCCGAACGAGTGGGTGACGGTGAACGTGCCTTCTTCGGTGTTGGCCTTGGTGATGTCGTTCGACGTCGGCCATGAACCCACGCGCCGGAACAGGTAGCTCCCGTTGTAGATGCCGTACTCGCTCGCGTTGAGAGCGACACCGTTGATCTTCACCTGCGCCACCGACGCAGATGGTCCAGGCAGCGGGATGGGATTGAGCAGCATTTCACTGCTGTTGCCCCCGAACCCCATCCACCCGACCGGGCCACAGGGGTAGCCGCTGGAAATCGGATAGACGGTGCGCGTACACCGCCCATGCACTCGACCCCCAGAGGCGACGTACAAGAAGTCGCTGGCTTCGTCGATCAGCTCTTGAATCAGCGCACCGTGGTCGCTGTCGGTGTACGCGCAGCCGCACGGCGCTTCGAGGACGTCGACGACGGTGGCGAACGATTGGCACGCTAGTTCGGGCATGGCGGAAGGCTACACCCCACCCACAAGGTCAGTAATCCACTGTGCGGCGCACTGGCTGGATGTCATCCCGGCGGGCGGCTTCGCGTAGGCATAGTCGGCGGCCAGTCGGCCCCCTTCCTTGCAGACACCCGCCAGTCGCGTGTCGTGGAGTAAATCCCACGGGTTGAGCGACAGCAACCGCTCCGGCCCCTCGACTTGGATGCCGGGGACGTACTCCCAGAACCTCAGACCGTGCTCGACGTCGCGCCGGTACCACGGAGCGTTGAGTGACACCACGGGGCGGCCGATGAGCGCGAACTCGTAGGCGAGCGAGCTGTTGTCCACCATCAAGATCGACGCCTGGGCGAAGACCTCTTCATCGGTGTAGAGAATCTCGACGTCGTAGTCTTCCCACATGCGGTTCATTGCCCCGCGCCACTTCGGGTGCTCGTGGCCGAAAACCCTAAACCCCATCGACTTGTAGAGGTTGATGATCTCGTGGAGCTGCGGGCCGTAATGAAGGTACGCCGACCTCGCTTCGGGTGCGGTAGAGCCGTTCCAGTGCCAGGCGAAACAGATCGACGGTTTCTCGGGCATCGGGGCATTGAGCCACTTGTCCATCTTTGGGCAGCCGACCGCCACTGACGGGGCCGACGTCCATCTCTCGGCCACCGTTTCGCTGGGGGCGATGAAGCCGATCACACCAGAGTGCCGACGGCCACCGGAGCCAGAGTACGACGGGTCATGAAGTGCGTCGACGTAGACCTGCCCGGCACCGTGCTCGACGTAGATCATCGGGCACTGACCACGTAGCGGGTTGACGTCCTGCCATCCAGCGACCATTGCAATGCGGCCCATCGGTGGGCGGGTTGCCTCGCCAGGCGGAGCCATCGGAAGTACGTTGCCGCGCAGGTGGTCGGGGAGCGCCTCGAAGATGGGCAGGAGATGACTCTGGTAGTGGCTCTCGCTAGAGACAACGTCGATCTTCACAGCATGGACTCCATCTCGTCAAGGTAGCACTGACGCCAGTCAGCCCAGTATGGCACCATCCAACTTTGCTGTTCGCGTGCTGCTTTGAGGGCGGCGGGCTGGGCAAGATTATCTATCTCGGCAGCGAAGGAGGGGGTATTCACGTCGACGATCAGCACCGGCCCGCAGGCAAAGGACATAGGGCGGCGATGTTGGATGGCTGGACGAACGGCAGCCAACTCATCGTTGGGGGAGCAGTCGGGCATCATCACCACCAACCCAGAGGCTGCCGCTTCCAATGCGGGAAGGCAGAGCCCCCCGTACCGCCTCGGCATTACCAACACGTCAGCGCCCGCGTACAAGTCCCGCTTGTTGTCGACGCCATCTGGGTGGAGATCAAACTCAATGTTGCGCTGGCGACGGAACTCGGGAAGCTGCCCGTCGATGCCGAACACCGACAGCTTCACGTCGGCCCGGACGTACCGCATGATCTGGACCAGCAAATCGGTTCCGTTGCGGTCGGCGTAGGCGCGCTTGCCCACAACGTGGGTGAGGTGGAGCCGGTGGTCGTCGGTCGAGGCGGCGGGGGCTACGGGCGACATCGGGACGGGCATCACCTTCCCGGCTGGCAGTTGGTCGAGCCTCCACTTCGTCGGCCACCACCATGCGTCGGGGTGGGGAATCGAAGGGTCGGTGGTGTGACGCACGAACTCGGGGTTGCCTTGGATGATCAGCTTCACGCCCATCTCGCGACACCACAGCGGCATACGCCAGTCGTTCGGGGTTTCGACGGTAAAGACGACGTCGAGGCCGTCCAGCCATTCCCTTACGAGCGTCTCGTCGAGTTGGTGGTTCTTGTCGTCGTAGCTGGCCCAGGTGGCGTTCTGGTACCAGTCGGGAGCTACTACGCAATCAGGGCGAGGCATCCGCACGAGCAACACGCGGTCGACAGGCATGTTGTCGTAGAAGTTCTTGCTTTGGATCGCGATGCCGCGAGCGATCTCACACCTTGCGATTAGGCCGAGACGCATTGACCCCACCTCTTTCCTCGCGATCGAGAACCCGACACTGACACGGATGAACCCGGTCGCGTCGCCGCCATTCACCACTACCGTTGCAGAGTTCGCAGTTGGAGTCAGCGTCGACAAGGCGACCCATCAGGCGGGCGAGACGGCGATTCTCTTTCACTTCCACCCACTGGCGAACATCGGCTGGGCGGGAAGGGTTGGGGAGTTCCTGTCGCCTGATTTCCCCGCGCAGCATCCCCAGAGCGCAGTTGTCGGACATCACCGCCCGGAACTCAGCTTCGGTCAACATGTCCTTGCTCTTGTTGCACGAGTAGCAACAGATCGCGATGTTGGCTCGCTCGTTGCTTCCGCCTCGGGCCTTCGGAATGCGATGGTCGCCGGTGGCCCTATTGCGTGCTGTGTTGACGACGTCGCCCGACACCTGCTGTCCGCAGTATTCGCAGAACACTTCGGCTGAGTTTTGGAACGCTTCACGCACGGCGACGCGGGTGATCGACTCGGTGTATTCGTAGGTCATTGCCCGAACTCCATGTCGAACTTGCTTTCGTCACCGCGAGCATCCAGATGCTTGGACCTCAGGATGCTGCCTTCGGGGTGGTAGATCGCCAGGCGGTGGCCGGGCTGCCATTGAACAACGGAGTGCATCTTGTCTTCGATCATGGTGCGCGATGTCAGCGGGAAATGGTCGCGCAGAATGCGACGGTAGTAGTTGGTGTTCGCGACGTGAGGGCGCTGAGACCATTGACGCGTGCGACGCAACGGCACCCCCAAGATGTCTTTCGTCCGATGGTCGGTCATCAGGTGCTCGTGGACGTCAAGGATGCAAGACTCATGGTGGAACCTGAGCACGTCGAGGTGCCCGTTCGCTACGACGTCGACGACGTTGGCCCAGGGGATGAAGTCATCGGCGAGTGGGGTGTCGTGCTCCATGAACAGAAGGCATGGGGACACGACGCGCACGAGCGCCCGCTTCGTCGTGTTGGCCTGATGCCCCCAAGACTCAGCGATCACCGGCAACACACTGTGGTAACGGCGCGCCCACATGCACAGGTTGTAGAGGTACTGCGCGTAGTCCCAGGCCATCTGCGCCTGCTCGGGGCGCACTCCGTCGCAAGCGATGAGAACGTCGACGCCAGGGAGCTGCCTCTCCACCGAGTCGAGGGTTGCGCGGATGATGTCGAGGCTCGGGTTGGAGGGAACGGGCGAGGTGACCATGACGACCTGCAAGTCGGGGGTCGCTTGGTCGATCTCGGCACCCAGTTGCGTGAGATCGCTAATGAGCTGGTCGAGCATCAGCGACTTCTGCAACTGCCACCACGCTGAGCACTTCGCAGCGAGAAGGTGACGGTCGGCGAGCGAGGCTTCGATGACCCCACCCACGTCTTCCCAGTTGATGATCTTGGGCATCGGGACATTCCCGTAGACGAACGACCAGTAGTCGGTTTCGCCGTCAGGTGTGGCGGTGTCGACGAGCGGGATGCACCCAGCTTCCAGGGCCTCATACACCCTGAACGTGTCGACCGACTTCGGCCCCGACGGGCAGGGGACAATCCAGGTGTGGGCCAACTCCTGGGCGTACATCTCAGCGGGCAGCCCTTGGGCGAAACCACTGGTTGGGCGGAACCGCCCGGCGACACGAGCGCGAGCCTTCCTGAGACCGTTTGCAGCCTGTTTGCGGCGGGTGTTGGTGATCTGACCGGCGAACGACCACAAGATGTCCTTGTGGTCTGCCTCCGGCCAATGCTCGTCGATCAACTCGGGGGTTGCCGCCCCCCAGCCATTGCCGAAGAAGAACCCGAAGTCGGCCATGTCGGCGTAGTGCTTCGGGTCTGGCATCTGCACCCAGAAACGAATGTTGTCGTGCTTGATTCCCTTCCACGGAAATTGCCCCTCTTCGTCGCCGCACAAGATCAGCAGCACCCCGTCATATCGGGCGAGCTGACCGTTGAGCGCTGCGATGTCTTCTGGCGAGGTGTGGTGGCGGGCGGGGACTACGACGATCGCCGGGCCACCGATGCCGTCCCCGACGGCGACATGCTCGAACTCAAGGTCGTGCCGCCACAGTGTGCCGCTGAACAACGCTTCGAGGATGCGGGTGTCCCACGGGCCGCGAGCGTCAATGTTGTCGTGGTTTGAGAACCAGACGACGGGAATGGGGCCGCTCGTGTCCTGCTTCATGGGGTCACGTCCAAGCCGACCTTGTGAGCAGCTCCACGAGTTGCTCCATGCGGCGTTCGTAGGTGTGATGTTCAAGCACTTCAAGTCGCCCTCGCCACGTCGCTGCCGAGTTGTAGCCGTAGCGGTCGACGAGGCGTTTCTCGATGAGAGCGCCGAGCGCTTCCCAATCAAAGGCGGGCCAAGTAATCACCGACCCATGAAACGCTTCGACTAGACCGGGCACCTCGGGGTGAAGGAGAAGGCCACCGCGACCGAGCGTTTCCGGCACGCGGTCACTCCAGTAATTGGGCAGGCCAGTGCCTGCGAAACACGAGTCGCCGATGACGATGTCGACGGAGGCGTACAGGTCTTGCAGGTCTCGGCCGCGCACCGCGTGGCAGCCCGGCTGCGGCCAGAAGGAGCAGTCGCGTCGGAAGTTCTTCTTCAACCAGGCGACCAGTTCGTGACGGTGCTCATGCTCTTTGTGGTAGCTGCCGTCATGGGAGCCGACGAAAGCCAGCTTCGAGTGGTACTCATCACGGGACGTCCCCACCTCGCATTCGGCTCGCGACACGCCCGGTGGGAACCAGACGTGGTTGACGCCGTGCCCGGCAAACTCTTCATCGTGGCCGCCGTCGGCCGTGATGACGAGATCACTCTCGAAGAACGGCTCGCTGATCTGATGGACGCGAGGGAGCCCGAACCAGATGTCGAGGTGGTAGCTGACCGTCGGCACGGTGAGTAGCTTCGCCTGACCGAGCATCGCCCGCTGTAGGCCGTGAGCGATGGCTTCGCCGCCATCCCTGTAGATGGACTTCCAGTCCCAGCCGGTGCGAGTCCACAAGATGAAGTCGGGGTTCCCCGGCCAGGTGCGCCTGTTGCTCATGGCCAGGAAGGTGCCTGGGTCGTTCTCCTGCATCGGGATGACGACGTGCCCGTTTTCGATCAGTGCCCTGCGTAGGTGGTTCTCTGTCGAATGTTCAGGCTGGAAATTACCGATTTGGATGACGGTCGACGAGTTGGGCATGGAGACATACTATGTCATCACGGCTGACGGCGCAACAGTCAGATTTCAGGCGGGGTGTCCATGCCGCCGTGGCGGCCGCCGGATAGTGCGAGGAGGTTGCTCCCCGGACCGAGAACCCGCAGACGTACCCGCCGGGCGGGAGTCCTGTGACGGCATTGTTGAGTAGATCGCGTAGTTCTTCAGGTGTATTTCGTAATGGCGATGTTGTAACCGTATGTGCCTGTGCGGGAGTCGCCGTTATAGAGTTCCAGTAGCACGTCGGTACTTTCAGGCACTGCTATCGTCGCTTGAATCGTCATCAGCAGGCTACTGGGCGCTCCACGTGGGGATTGGCTTCCCTTGACTTCCATGTAGAAGCTGTCTCCTTCGGTCAAGATCATCTCAAGTGAGAAATTCACGGCTGAGTACGGGGTGGGGTAAACACTCCACGAAATATTGAAGAAGTACAGGCCCGCAGGTAGCAGTAGCTGGCCTGCGGCGGCGTCCCACCAACCACCAAGGTCTTCTGTGCTTGCAGTCGCTTCGTAAGCGAAAGTACCGCCAGGTAGAGCAAGACCGGTTGCGTCATCGGTGTACTCAGTGCCTGGGGCAATGGCTGAGCCTCCGGCCCCGCCACTGGGGAGTGCTCCGGTGGCCATCTCAACCCTCCAGGGCGTAGGAGGCGAGCACGGCGGTGACGGGGCAGGGGTCGAAGACGAGAATTGCGTAGCCAGCAAGAAACTGGGCGAACGTATTGCGGTTCCACGGGGTGGCGAGTGTGCCGTTGAGGGTTTCAGCCCCAACACCCACGAAGCCCGGTGCGGTCGTCGCGAACCAGACCGGGCCAGAAGCGTAAACCCAGTCCGTTGCGGCCGACGATGAGGCTTGCCCAGTGGGCTGAGTGGGGTTCAGGTACCCAGCATCGGAGACCAAGACATTGCCTGCGGGCGTCTCCCACATACCGTTGACGTTGACCGACAGACCGTAAGAGGTGACCGCCTGGGCGAGGAGGCCAGGGCTGAGGTGGATGATTCCCACGCCGCCTTGGAGGTTCTCGGCGATCTCTTCTTCGAGGATCGCCAGTGCATTCCAGACCGGAGTGGCCGCGACGCCAAAGGCCGCGCCGTTAGGCGCATGGGCTTCGCTTGACAGCGACATCCCGCTCGACCCGGTGCCGCCCAGAAGTTCGCGTGCCACAGCGGCTGAGACCATCTGTTCGTAGCGGACAGACAAGATGAGCTGCACGTCGCTGAGTTGGTAATCGAGCAGACTGCCCTTCATCGCGTCGATGATGCGGAACGGAGTCTGAGTAACCCACGGAACGCATTCCGACGGGACGACGGCGAATGAGCCATCGTCGCAAACGATCTCACTGTCAACTTGCAGGCTACGGCACGGCCACGGCTCAAAGGTGACCCCGTCGAGCCAGCGCAACGGGTTGACACCCTCCTGGGTCGGCAGTGGGGACGCGATGTCCAGCAGGCGTCGCGGCTGGCGCGGGCCAAGGGGCAGAAAGATGGCGGGGGGGGCTGTTGACACGGGCATAATGGCACCTTTATGGGCGGAGGATGGTCGAGTAGGTCTTGGGCTTGCCGCGAGCGCTGATCACCGAGCGGGCACTGCTCCCGCTACCGATGCGCTGCACGTTCACCTTCTGCGAGGTCTGCGTGTAACCGCGGGCGTGGCCCTGGGTGGTGACGCGGCGACCGACACGGGTGACCCCGCGCTGCCCCTTGACCCGAGCCGGACGGTTCCGTAGGGCTGGCCGTCCAGCGTAGGTCCGCGTGGAGCGCGCCTTGGCCCCACCGCTGCGACCGAGAGACCCACCACCACGCCTACTGCGACCACCGCCACCGCCACCGCCCGCAAAGCGGCCACGCCAATCCCTACCCTGCCCCATGATGAAAGCCCTTCCCTGTGGTCATGTTCAACATACTGCCACCCGGCGGGCCGTCAGGTCTACATGCTGGCCCAGAACGGCAAAGGCCCCCGGACTGCCGACCGGGGGCCTTGCGCTGTGTAGCTGGGGACTAGCTCTGGTACCCGACTTCGTCGCCGCCCTGGCAGTTGATGACGATGTCGTCGATCTGGGCACCGTTCCAGCAGACCGGGATGTCCAAGATGTGAGCCGGGCAGCTCGTGGTGTCAACGACGCCCTCGAAGTTCTCGAAGAAGAAGGTGAACTGGTTGCGCCGGTTCGACTCGTTGTCGCGGTAGATGTTGTTGCCGGTCACGCCGATGGCCAGTTCGCCACGGTCGATGGCGGCGAACTTGCCGGGAGGGGCAATCATCACCTGCACCGAGGCGGGGATGCGGTTCAGGGTGCTCGTGCCCGGACCAGGCACAGCCACCGCGTACGTCGGGGTGTCCATGAACCAGTGGGGGGTCACGCCGACATCGTTGAACATGCCGTTGATCTGAGCGTCCGACGGGATGCTGAAACCACCGTCGACACGGCGGCGGCGCAGAATGTCCATCTTCATGCCCCACTGCACGTGGCGGGGGAGCCATGCCTGCATGTTGCCGTTGATGCTCCAGCGCTCCGACTCCTGGTACAAGGCCAGGTAGTTGAGGATCGTCGAGGTGATCGTGACCGAAGCGCCGTAGCCGAGGCGGGGGGCGGCGAGAGTATCGCAGCCGGTGGCCATTGCGTTGAGCAGCAGCTCCTCGGCGAGACGGGCGTGGGCCGCACCCAGACGGTTGAGGTATGCCTCGACCAGTTCCGGGTAGGTCATCGCCAGCATGTTCTTGACGGTCAGGCAGCGGTACACGCCGTACATGGTGTACTCGGTCGGGCTGCCACACTCGATGGTCTGGCAGGCGTCCTTCACGGCGTTGGCGTTGGCGTCATCGGCCGCGGTCCACTGGCCGTAGCCAGTGGTGATGCTCGACAGCGACGGGGACGACATGATCGACACCTTGCCGCGAGGTGCCTGGAAGCCGGGGAGGCTGTTGAACACCGGGCGGTCGAGGACGTTGGCGCAGGCCAGGTCGTAATGCGGGGTGGCCGGGGCACACAAGGTGGCGGTCATTTCGGCATCGTCGAACTTGGCGAGGTTCAACATCACGTCGTCGCCGAGAATCTGCTCCGGGGCGTAGTTGCCACGGATGCGTGCGATCTCGAAACGCTCGCTGGTCGAGGGGTTCAGCGACTTCGCCCGGTCGGCGGCCGCGTCAGCGACCTCAGACCACGAAGCGAAGTTGTCGCCGGGGTTCTTGCCCTGCACGCCAGAGGTGGCGAACAGGTACTCGGGGGCGGTGCGCTTCACCGAGGGGGTGCCAGTGGCGGGCGGCACGGCGGGGGTGCCGAACGTGGTCGGTACCAGCTTGCCGGGCTTGCCAGCCAGCGCCTCTTCGGCGGCAGTCGCGGCTTCCGCAGCAGCGGTTGCTTCCGCAGCAGCAGCAGCAGCGGCGACCTCGTCGGCGACGGCCTGCTCGGCTTCCAATGCAGCAGCAGCAGCAGCAGTTGCAGCGGCTTCGGCAGTAGCGGCCGCGGCGGCCTCGTCGGCGTCGGCGGAGGCGTTGTCGGCTTCCAGCGCGGCGGCAGCGTCAGCGTCGATCGCCCAGGCCGACAGAGCGTCAGCCTTCGCGAGATACGCGTCGACTTCCTTGCGCTCGTCGCCAGTCACGCCGGAGCGCAACTTGGAGACCGCAAGAGTCTTGATGGCCTTGACTAGCCCGCGGGCTGCGTCGGCGCTGAGTGAGTTGATGGCTTCGGGAACCTGGGGCCACATAGCGGGCAACCTCCGGTAGATCAGTGGTGAGTCGCAGTGTTGCCGCCGGACGGGCGGTAAGTCCACACCTGACGGATTAGTCGTCGTCGTCCATCAACAGGGCGAGCAACAGATCATCGTTGGTGCTGGCCTCTTCGGTCTGCGTCTCCGTGTCGTCAGCGCAGCTCGGGAACGAGGCGACCAGCTCTACGACACCCTCATCGTTGGTGTGGAATGCGAACCCCGCAACGAGGTCGCGCTCGGCCTCGGACAAGCCAGGGACATCGAAGCCCTCGGCATTCACCGACACCACGGCCTTCAAGCGCGGGCCGACCCAGTGGCCCGACAGTCGCGAAGCGTTGGCTGCGTAGATCGTCTCGTCAGAAACGCCGGGGCGCACGAACCCCGACATCCACGGGCCAAGACGGCCCTCGACAATACGAACGTCGCACCACGCATTCTCGATGCCGCCGTAGGCGTCTTCGATGGTTGCTGCGGAACGCGACGGGCGGTGGCCGCCGAAAGCGAAGATCGGGCCGGTCTGAACGCGACCGTTCTCCGTGATCGGGCCGGGCTTGTTGAACGACGCGTAGCCGTCGGCCGGGCGCGGAATGATGAGGCACTTGTCGGTGCGGCCGTCATGGCAGGTGTTCCACAGGCCGAGGTGACCTGCGACCCAGCCTTCGGAGGAGATGATCGTCTTCTGCGGCTCGTCCGGCTCGGGCTGAAAGAACGCGTCGTACGGAGCGAGCAACATGCCCGCCGTCATCTCGACATCGACGGTCGGCTCGCCGATGACGCGGATGCTGAACTGGCCGCCCGACGCCACAACCAAAGGCACCATCGGGTCGTCACCCATCGCGGCAGTCAGCTCATCGTCAGACATGCCCTCTGGGATGACTCCGTGAGCCGCGCCGAAGGCGGGGGTGGCAACACCTGTGGTGGCGGACAGATTGAACTCAGTGAACTCAATCCACCATTCGTCGCTATCCATCTCTTCGACGAGACGGGCCTTGATCTCGGCAAGATCAACAGAGTTGCCGCGCATGGCCCCGGTGTGAACGTAGCGGGCGTGGTCGCGGCCGTTCTGGTCGTTCAGGAGGAAGCCCTTGCCTGACGCCTGCTTGGCTTCGGGGTCGATGGTGACCTCGAACAACGCACCTGAGACCACAGCACCAGCGTGACCATCAGAGGCGGCGATCGCGAAACGGATCGTCAACGGCAAATCTCGCGTGCCAGCGCCCGCTGACGCGAGTAGCCGATGATCGCCGGTCTTAGTGTCGAGCAGGGCGAGCGTGGGGAACTCAATCGCCTTGAAGAAGCCTGCCGGGAGTGAGGTGGGCTGCTTTCCGAAAGTACGCAACATTGTGGTCTCCTTCTACGCCGGGCGTAGACGCTTGGGGGTGTCGGACTTACTATCACCAGGGGAGCCGGGGTTCCCCTGGCCGGGGGCAGATTCGGCGGGGGCGGCGGGCGAGTCGGCGCTCGGGCCAGGGGTAGCGGAGCCGATCTTCTCCCAGTCGAACGACTCAGCTTCGGTCATGCCGAACGTGGCGAGATACGGGTCGGCCATCTTGATGCCCAACCGGCGGATGTACTCGATGGGCGTCGGCGCGTCCTTCTCTTTGATGCCGTTCATGCGGCGCGTCGCTGCGGGGCCGATGAGGTTGCGATCGACGAGCTGGCGGGAATCTTCGGAGATGTTCATGTGCGAAGTCGCGTCGTCGAGGTCGTACCAGATGACGTGCTTCATGATCGTGCCCGGCCTTGTACCGGCGTCCTGCATCTGCTTCCACAAGAACAAGCGAGTCAACGCCCAGCACCCGGTCTCCAGATCGGGCTTGATTGAAACCTTCAGCTCGTCATCAGTCGCTGACCACGAACCCCAGTGGTTGGCGTCAGCGGCACCCTTCACCTGGGAAGGCTGAATGTCGAGGCCCATGAGAATGCGGTCGATCAGCTCGGCACGCAGTTTCATGTCGGTCTCGGCGAGAACCTGCTCCATGATGACGTGCCTGAACTGCTCGCCGTGGATGCCAGGGCCAGACATGAACACCGGCAACCCAGCGGATGCTTCGCCTGGGCTGCGGGAGGCGTAGACGGCGGCCTTGATGAGTTCGTTCAGCACGGCGTTGTTGTGGAACTCGTTCTTCTCACCCGAGGGCGCGGTCGACTTCGCTTCAGTGACTTCGCTCGGGACGTAGAAGATGCCGTTCGACAACAACCGAGACATCAGCGTCGAGCGAATACCCATCGTCAACAGGTGGAGAAGTTCGCACGTCGTATCGAGCGACTTCAGCGGGGAGTCAGGCAGGTCGACATACCGAGAGGAGGGCCGCCACACGCGGCCCTTGAAATCAGCCTTGGTGAGCCGCTCCTCAAGGCGAGCCTCGCCCATTCGGCTGTTGCCGGGGAGCGTGATGCGAGTCAACTCATCACCCGAGCGTAGTGACGTCGGGTCTTCCATCTTGATCTCATCGGCGGACAGGAAGTCGATGCCATCAAACCCGCCCACGCTGTCGGGGCACTGGATGAGGTAGGCGTCGGCGGGCACCTTCATCAGCGTCAGGAACCGCTCAATCAGCCCACGCTGTCCGCCATACGGCGAGTACAGCATGTCGCTGATTTCGCCCGCGAGCCCAGTGGTGACGGGTTCGCCGATACTGCCGTCCCTCTCCAACTTGTGGACGCGTAGTTTGGCGTACCCACCGATGCGCGCCCCGCGGCCAACCGCGTAGTGAATCTCACCGATCTTGTCGTGCCAGCTCCACGAAGAAGCCGACCCGCTCTGAGATGCAGGGAGGATGGCCCGCAGGTATCTTGCGTCGTCAGGGTTGGCGAGGTCGATGGGCGCGGCGGCGAACTGAACCCCCGAATTGCTGTCCCGTTCGCGCCGGTGACGTTCACGCATCTGATTCTCCTGACGATCGCAAGGCATCGTAGACGCTCTCGAAGTCCAAAGTCTCCGATGCGACAACGGCGCGGTCCTGACGGTTGCGGCGAATGACCGGGTTGAGCCCACGCAGGTGGCGCTCCTCGTCGTACAGCATCTCGTACAACTCGGGATGAATCGCCGCCAGACGCCGCCACGCAGACCGCTGGGCGTGCTCGGCTTGACGTTGGGTTGCTGAGTTCTTCTTGCGACGTTTCCGCTTGCGTCCGCCGGTTGGCAACATCACTCGCGACCCGCGGTGCATCACCTCAAGGAACCGCACCTCACCCAGCCCGTCGTTGAAGCATTTCATGCACAAATACCCAGTGCTGTGAGCGACGGGGGTGAGGACCATCGCCCCGCAAAGGCGACAGTCTTCGTATCCTTCAACCCCATGCAGGTCGTTCATTCGGGACATAGTAGCTCTCTCGCCTGGTCGACACTGAGTCGACTCCGTGAGGAAATCCTCGAGATTCTGAACGGGACAGCCCTGCGTGTCGGGCGCTTGTTGCGAGAAGCGAAGCAAGCCGACCCAGAAGGGTTCGACGAGTGGGTTCGGGAATGTCTGCCGTTCGGCCACGAGACGGCCCGACGACTCATCGCCATTTCAGCCGCATACGAGAAGCTGCCCGAGGAGATCGCAGCGCAGCTACCGAAGCCGTGGCAGGCGCTGTACGCCATCCAGACACTGCCCGTCGAGGCGCTGATGGCGGGCGTTGCGTCAGGTGCGCTCTCCCCCGACACCACGGTCAAAGCCTCAAAGTTGTTCTCGCAGGAATGGCGGGGTGTTGTTCGTGACGGTCGCGTTGGGCGAGCCGATGTTTCGGCTGGTGCGCTGATGCAGTTCCCGTCACGAGAGTTGAGCCCCGAGGTGCGCCGGGCGCTCAGCGCGTGGCTGCTACGCGCGACCGCCCCCTGACGACGGGGAAAGTCGAGGGGGCGGTCAAACGCGGTTCTGGAGGAACTTCCCCGCAGGCTAGACGGTCACACGAACCCTTGTCTGTTTCTTCCCATCGCGAACCTCGGCGTCCACGCGGCGCGTTGCCCCATCTCGCCGCGCTTGATCGACTGAGGCCAGTCGGCTGGCTCGCGGTCGCGACGGAAGCGACCGATATCCAACGTCATCGTCGTCTCGTAGGGGAGCGGGTTGCCGACCGGCTCCAACGTCAGGCCGAACTCCGGCCAACGAAGCAGCGCGGACGAGCCGAACGGGTTCATCTCCCGATACCCCGGCCCGCCCTTCGGTGCGTGGTGTTCGAGCATGAGAGCAAAGTTGAAGCGGGTGCGGAAATCGTCCAACACTTCGAGCAGCTCAATGGTGGCTTGCTCCATGTCATCGGAGCCTTTGCGGCGGAACATCTTGTAGAGCGGCCCCGCGAACACGATCTCGGGACGCACCTGCTGTAGTACCGACTCGACCTCGGCCTGCACGCGCCGGTCGCGGAAGTTCAACCCGGCCTCGCGCCGCCAGATGAAGTAGCGGTCTTCACACTCATCCTCGAAGTCAACGTCCATGTTGGCGACGTTGATCTGATGCAGGATCGTTGAGTCGGCGTTCTCGACGTCGATGTACAACACCCGCCTGGGGGTGATGGACATTCGAGGGTTCCACGGGTCGCGGCCCGCAGCGGCATTCAGCCCGAGGTATCGCATGATGGTGCCCTTGCCGATTCCTTCTGAGCCGACCATGATGGCGCGCCATTTCGCCCGGAAGATGTGCGGCAACAGCCACTCACCCCTGCTCTCCACCGTGGAGGCTTGAGCCATGAAATCCGGCAGGCCGAACAGCCCTTCGGTCTCCGCGTCACGCCGGGCGATCAGGCGGTCGGCGTGAGGGTCGTCCATACCCAGCACCTCGTCGGCAGAGCGCTCGTAGCATTCCTGAGCCAGCGACGAGTAGTGGTGCAGCAACCTGCGGCGGCGGGATAGCTCGACGATTGCTTCGGCGTACTTCTTCGCCTGCGACACGGCTGGGGTTGCGTTCATGCACGCCATCAACGACTGGCGGGCGATCGGGTCGGTGAAGCTCATCCCAACGGTCACCACGTCGATCGGCTGGCCGGTCGCGTGGAGCACAACCATTGCTTCCCAGGCGAGTTGGTGGAACGGCTTGTAGAAATCGCTGGCGTCGATGTAGCCGTTGAGATCGCCGACGATCGACTGACGCAAGAGGGCAGCGCCGATCAGCGCCTCCTCGGCTTCGATGTTGTGGGGAATCTTCCCGCTCACGATTCGTCGCCTTCGAGCAGGGAGGGGTCGATGGTGACCCAACGATCGTCGACCAGAATCTGGGTGTCGATGTTGCCCGGCTTCATCGCGGCAGTAACCAGCGACTCGGTGCTCGGGCGACCCTGCGCCTCAGCAACGGCGATACGAAACCACGCCTGGAACTCTTTGGTAGCAACGCAGCGCCTGAACGCCTGCTGCTTGTTGGCGAGTTGACTACGGTCGTCGGTGGCTTCCCCGACAGCGCCCGACGCCTTGTGCTTGAACCGCTGGCCCGACGACACCTTGTTGCGGTGTTGTCCTCCCGGCCCCGAACCGCGGATGGCGGTGATCTCGAAATCCTTGGCGGTGATACGCATGAGGAGTTCCCGGTCGCTCATCGTGCGCTCCAAGCCTGGTTGACGTACGCCCGTTCCATCGCGTCGGGGTAGTCGGCGAGTTCACCGTTGAAACGCTCGACCTTCGCATCACTGAGAGCGAAGGTGGTCGCGTTGCCGGTGCGAAGCGCGACCGCCATGCGCAACATGGTCTCACCCGGCCCGTAGCCGAAGTTCACCTGCGAAGCACACAGGCGCATCCAGTGTGTCCGCGACGCCCCGGTCATCAAGTCCCTCCGCTCGAACCACGACTCACACTTCGCGAACGCCCTGACGATCGCTGCTGGGATCGCCTGCGTGTTCGGCGTGTCGTCGCGCTTGTGCTTCTGCTCGGCCGCAACGTCAGTGAGGGCTTTGGCGGTCATCACCTTGGCGACCTTCATCGCGTCAATGATCTCATCGGGTTGATACCCAGCTTTCGTGAGTGCTTTCGCGATGCTCTGGAGGGCAAGGAAGGTCTGGGTGGGTGGCTTGCCGCGATCCTCGACGTGCCAGTCCCAGTATTCCCGAGCGATCGTCGTTGGCGTGATGCGCTCTTGAGTATCTACGCGACTTTCCGCGTTGAGTTCTTCTTCTGAACGAAGTGAAGAAGAACAGTGATCTTCTAGGTGTTCTTCTGTGCGCGCCGATTTCGGCGCGGTTACCGCGCTAATTTCGGCGCGGTCCGGCCTGCCGATGAGGGCCTTCCAGGGGGCCATCTTGAGGGTGAACTGAGACTGCGTGCCGTTGTCTTTGCGGGCGATCTCGATGAACCCGGCAGCCTCTAGCGACTCAAACCAGACCTTGATCGAGGACGACCCAACAGCCCGGCGTGCTTGGTTCACCGTCACGCCGTTCAGGAACGCGCCGGAGTGCGAATGGAGCCACCCGAGTAGCACTTTGGCCCCGTTGGGGATGTCGAGGGTCCACAGGCCATGCGGGGCGCGGGACCAACCATCGTCCCAGTCTTCGCCGTCACGAATGAATGCTGGATTTGCCACGTCTACTCTTTCATTGAGGCCGAGAGCGTGTTAGGCTGACCTCGGCGGTTCGACGCTTGCCACCTTTCCACATCCCGCCTGCCCTGTCAAGGGGTTCGGCGGGATGTGACGTTTTGGGGTGCTGACGGGCCGTTTGCGTACCGTTTGCGGTTGGTGTATGGTCGCCCCATGACCACCGTCAAGATCACCGTGCCACCAGGATTCACCGTCGCCGAACTGAACGACAACACGTTCTATGTCGCAGCTACGGGAGAGCGACTGACACACACGGTGGCGTTCAGGCTGCCCCCGAGCGAGTACCTGGCGCTGTTGCCGTTCTTCGAGTCGTTCCCTGACGGCAAGGGCTCCGTGGCCCTGCGCTGGCTCATCTGTCAGCCCGAGGTACAGGCAGTTATTGAGCGCCAGGCCCAGGGGGCGACACTTCGTCGCGAATGAGACCCACGACGAGCTGGGAGCGCGTCTCTCCCCGCTCCTCCGCCGCAGCGTCGAGCGCGTCAATGTCTTCATTCCTGAGCCAGAAAGAAACGGGTCGACCAGCAGCCATGTAGACATACTACGTCACGCTGGCCGGTCGGTCTACCCCTGGCAAGCCTGCTCGTGCCGGTTGATGCCTTTGGGGTGGAACCAGCAGCAACAGAAAGCGCACATGTGGTCGCCTTCGACCCGCTCGCGCTGCATGTAGTGCCGCGAGCGGAGCAGCGCGCTCTTGGCGCGCTTGGCGGCCTTGCAGTCGTCGCAGCGATGCCCCTTGTTGTATGCGGCGAGGCCATGCTGGCTGACCATCGTCATGACGGGAGAGTCAGCGACTTGAGCAGCTCGGCCCCGGTCATCTGCGACCACGACTTGCGCGGGAAATGGATGACGCAGTCGGGGAGCGGGATGCGCAGGATGGGAGCGCCGATACCAACGCGAGGCTCGCATTGAAGAGTGCGACAGGAGCAGCCGAAGTTCACCGATGGCTCCAAACCCTCAACCTTTAGTTGAGACTCAAGCCTGCGAGCGAGAGCCTTCTGCTTGCCTTGCCCGCTCACTTCTTGCCCATCAAGGAGGCGATCCAGGCCCGCACGAAGGCGTTGCGGTTCATGCTCGCCTGTTCGGCCGCCTCGTCGACGGCATCGCGCTCCTCAGTAGAGCACTGCACGGTCCACCACACGCTGTTCTTTGGTCGGGTCACTGGCTTCCTTTCGGGTGGGTGCCGGGGCGTGGGGGACGAGTCCACGCCCCGGCAGATCAGAGTGTATTACACATCCAGGCCAGGGTTGTTGCAAGTGGCCCGGTGGAGGCGGCGAGCCCCCGAGTTGTAGCAGTACCCAGCAGTACCCGAGCGCTCGATCATCGCCACCAAGGCGGTCATCGACGACCACGGGGTGGCAATGACGTCCCACTTCGAGCACAGGCCCTCCTGAGAGCAAAGCCAAGCGCCGGGGCGGTAGTGAATCGAGATCAACTGCCCGAAACCAGAGTCGCCCTTGCGGCCCTGACGCGACAACACGCAGCCCGCCCCGTTGCCCGCCATGCGAGCACCGTTGAGGACGTTAGGGCAGAAGCCCGACTCAAAGCGCATGATGTCCTGTAGGGCGATCTGCCATGAGTCGATCTGAGCCTGGTTCCACCCTCGGCAACGAGCTACCGTTCGGGCGGCGTCCATCGCCGGAGTGGGGTCGTCGTAGTTGTAGGTGAGCGAGTTGATGCGCCCCTTCTCCACGTCGCACGGCGTCGGGGGGGTGACCGAGCCGTTCAGCTCGATGACCGAGCCGTCGCTCAGCTTCATCGGATGATCGTCAAGGGCCAACAACTCCACCTCCCGCTGAGGGGAGAGAATGTCGCCAGTGACGGCTTGGTATGTCTTCAGCTGCTCGGGGGTACAACCCAAGAGCAACACACTCGTAATGACAACCGTCAGAACGCGGGCCAATCGTTTCGTAGTATTCAAGATGACCTCCAGGTCATTAGGGGCCACCCCAGGTGTCACTTCATCGCTTTCCCGGCATCCGAATTGGCACCTGGGGTGGCTGATGGTCGACGCTCGGGGTCTAGCCCTCGTAGGCGTCGTCTGTGGGTGATTGAACCCTACTGCGGATTGCCGTCAGCGTCGACACCCGTAGGCATTTGAGGAATCACTGAGGTGTCGGCCCCGCGGTAAGCCGACACGGTCGACGACATCGCCCCATAAGTGCCCGCCACACCCCTTGACGTCGCGGCGAACTGGGTGTTGTTGGTGATGTTCATGGCCGCACCAACCTTTGCCGCGTCGAGGTTCGCTGCGAGGAAGATGAACTCCCACGAGTACTCGGCCTTCTGGTGGGCGATCATCGCGGCGACCTGCCGGTGGGTGTACTCCCTCGACGCGTTCTCTGCACCATCAGTCACAATCACGAACACCACCTTTGCCGGGCGGTTCATGGGCTTCAGCGCTTTCAGTTGGATGCCGGTGGCAACAATCGCAGTGCCGATGGCGTCGTAAAGTGCGGTGTTGCCGGTCGGGTGGAGGGCGTACTTCTCGGCGCTGCCGATGTCAACCAACTCGCGGTAGTAATCCTTCACCCATTCGTTGAACTCAAAGAGCGCCAGCGTGGCCTTCCCCTCAACAGCTTTCTGCTCGTCGATGAACGAGTTGACGCCACCCTCGGCATCACCCCGAATTGTGAACATCGAACCACTACGGTCGACGACCAAAGTGATGTGGGTGTAGTTCTTGTCAGTCATTGTGTTGCTCCTTGTTGTTTGGGTCTATAGCGGGGCCGGTGTTGCGTGCCGTGGCCAAGCGCCCGGTATAGACGGCTTGGACGGTGACCTCGACCTCGAACAAGAGGATCGTGCCATCCATCGCCATCAGCCCAGGTTGCGCTTGGTCGATGAATAGGTTCACGTCGACGTTTGGGCCGAAGTACTGCAACGCCTTTGACATAGCGTCCTCAATGGCCGCGTCAAGATTACGAACGGTGCAAGAGACTTTGAGGTTCACGACAGCAGCTCAATATGCGGGAGACGCAGACGCCTTGTGTGCGGAGAGTCATTGCGACACAAGTCGACCCTTACGTCGGCGAGGACGCAGTAGGGGTCATCGCTCAGCCACACTTCGACGTCGTCGAGTGACACGCCAAGGCGCGCAGCTTCATTCGCCACCGCTTCCTGTAGTTCCCTCCAAGTCATTCCCCGCTCCGATCGTGCTCGATCGCTTGGTCGGGTGACATGGTGCGCCAGTCGGGCCAGGTGCGCTGCTCATTCACAAACTGCTTTGTCTTGATGGCGTTGATGATCTCCTGCGGCTCCCAGCCCGCCCTCCACGCGCCGTCGAACGCCAGAATGATGACGTCGACCCACTCACCCAGATCGGTGGGGTCGGCCTCAATCTCGCTGAGTTCTTTGCGGATGTGATCGAGTACTCCATTCAGGCGAGCACCAGGGCCGAAGGTTTCGCGAGACCAGGCTCGTTGATGGTCAAGGTGCGCGGCGTCGATGGCCCCCCAGTGGGCGGCCGAAGTGTGGCTCATTTCATCTCCAATGCTCTACTCATCAACTCTTCCGAGAGGATGGGGTGGGTGTCTTTGCACGCGTTCGCATACGCATAGAGAGCAGCGGCGGCGTAGGGGTCGTGGTCCAGGTCGAGCACGAAATAGGCGCAGCCCAAATAGTGCTTTGACTCTGAGTCTTCTTCCGCCCTGTCGAGGCGGAAGACGTTGTACTTGCCGTACAGCTTCCCGTCAGCGCTCATGACAGGCCCAAACTGGTCGCCCGCTGATCGCAGTGAATGCAGAAGCGATGCTCGGGGATGCCACAATGGTCGTGCACGAACTCGTGCCCATATTCAGCCCAAAGAGCGGCAAGAACGGCACCAGCGATGCGGTCCAAGATTTCGTCATCGGAACCATCCATCGGGTAGTTGTATTTCTCGTCGATCACTTCGTCGGTGACGAAGTTCTTGATGGCTTTCGCCCATTTCGGTCGGTCACCCATGAATCTTTCTCCATTCTTCTTGCGTCAGGACGGTCGCCCCGGCGTCGATTTGCGTCTGCCGCCATTCCTTCATTTCGGGATACTCAATCGCCATCGGCGGCTTGAGAACCCGAGCCTGGTGGTCCCACCATTCACTGGATGATTCAATGCCCCGCCAGCTCATAGGTCGCCGCCAGAACAGGCGGCGCAGCGTTGCCCGGAAAAGCCGCCGCCATAGGATAATTCACGCCCACAGTCGGTGCAGGACAACCGCACAATCTGCTTGACGACGAGAGACGCCATAGGCGGGTCGCTTGTGTCACTCATTTTTCCTTCCTTCCAGCACCAGGAACAGTGCATCACTTTGGGTTGGTCGCCGACGCGCAGCGACGAGGTGAACGAATGCGGCATTGACTTGCGGTGATAGCGGGAACGGGCCAGGCAGGTCATGAACCCCCCATAGCGCGGTGGGCGAGCCCAGCAACTACGGCCACCAAGGCGAGAGCGCCATCGTTGCGACGGTGGGCGACCACGCCTTGGACCGTACCTAGGTCACATTCCCATTGGTAGAGGCGCTCGTCGGGAATCAGGTCGGCACGGTCGCTCTCACCGCGGTTCACGATGTACAACTGGTGGACCAGCTCGCCGTTGACCTTGATTTCCACGGTCATGCTCATGGACGCCTCCGCTCGTTCTTCTGGTCGCGCCAGATCACCACGAACACGATCAGTGGGCCAGCGATCAACACCACCGCCAACAGCAGCAGCCCGCCGGTCACGACAGCACCCACTCGATGATGGAATCGGGTAGACCAGCAACGCGCATGTCCCACTCGCTGACGTCGGGCTGAGGATCGGACCATGCGAGTGGGGCGAACCTGTCCAGCAATGCTGTCTTGATGGCCTGCATCTCGGGCATGTCGAGCACGACGTCAGCAACTTCCCGGTCAAAGTGCCCGTTCGCGTCGATGCCTTCACGCGCTGCGAGGTAGATGGCATCACGGAAGGCGGTCATGGTGCCACCTGCAAGGCAGCCACCAGAAGGACGGAAACAACCAGAGCCTTCCAAACATCGTCGGTGACCAGATTCATGGCAATGAAGATGTAGAGCATCCGCTCCATCGGCCTCATGAGAGCCTGCCGGACTTCGTGTCGCGACCTTTGGTCGGGGTGTCGGGGACGAAGGAGACCTTGCTGGAGCGACGGCCCATCGGGGGGCTGTTGATCGGGCGAGTCAGCTTCCCTGCTGCTTCGAGGGCGGCGTACTGCTCTCGGGTGAGGGTTGCTCCGCGGTGTACGTCGGGCATTAGGCCCATTGGGCGCTCCTTTGGCGTTTGGGGGACGAAATAGAGTGTAACACACCCAAATCGGGCTGACAAGAGGCAAAAAGGGCCAAATGTCGACGGAAAGTGGTCAATTTGGGCAATTCGGGGTTACCGGACGGTGGGTGGGGGCCACTTTGTAACACATTCTGTTGACGCAGAGTGGTCAGAAGGTGGTGTTGTGGATGCGCAAATAGGCGTCGCGCAGCTCACAGAAGACCCGCTCGTTGTGCTTCTGGTAGAGGTAGTCATCGCCGTTCTGGCTCCTCAGATCACCAAGTTCGTCGTACGCCTGGTCGATCCAGGCTCTCTGGGCGAGAACGAGGGCGAGAAGGGAGCCGACGAAGTAGCACAGGGTGTGCCCGTGGTCTGAGGCAGGCCAGGTTTCGTCGGTGACCCACGGTTGACCGGGCTGGCAGATGACGTTCTTGGCCATCTGGATGAAGGCATCCACCTGAATGGGGCCGTAGTCAGGATCGCTCATCAGGGCCACCCGCAGGAGGAGCAGACGTCCATCTTCTGGCCGCGACTGTCAGAGGCGAGTTGGTCGTACGGGAAGCGCTCGAAGCACACACAGCACATAGTGAGACCATCGGGGCAGGTCACGCCGAAGTGGCGCTGGAAGCAACACAACCGCATGGGGGCTGAGGGCGGTCGGGCCTGGCTCTTGGACGGTGAGGGAGGGTTGACGGCTGGCTTGCCGCCCTTGGAACGCTTGGTCATTTCTGAGCCTTTCGGATGAGACGCCGGGCCTTGCGAGCGGAGATCGAACGCCAGTAATTGTCAACCGCCCACCAGTAGTAACCGCAGTCGCAGCGCCAAACGGCCCCGTCCAGGTCTACGGGAACCGGGACGGGGGTTGTCCACGCCCCAGGGCGGCAAGGTGGGCTACAGAGGTGCGGTGGGCTGTAGTGGTGACCGGGGAGAACGATTTGGCCTGAGCCAATGCGAGTTGGCATCAGGGTGTCCAGGGCATGATGATCTCGGCGCGAATGGTTCTTTCGTTGGTCTCGTAGACCTGACCATCGGAAGTGGTGATCTTGCCACCCGAGGCGGGAAGGGGAGGCAGGACAGCGCCGCGCCGCGGGCGAAGCAAGGGGAAAGCGTCAGCAATTGCGCGCCGAGTGTCAGCGCGGACTGTTGCGAGCCAGTGAGCGTCGTGGACCTCACGATCACCGTGGCCGGTGACTTGGCCGTGATCGTCGTAGGTATAGGTGTAGCCGCATTCACCACAGGCCACAGGCGGGGGAGGGACGTAGATGCCGTGGGTGGAGGGCAAAGCCATCCCCACCTCGGCACAGGCCAGAACCCACACGCAGTCGCTGAAGTGGAAGTACTCAACATGTTCCCCCTGCACTCGCGTCCCGAGGACTCCCGAACCGCAGTAGTGACAGGTCGAGTCCCCGGTCTCATGATCAGCAGGCCCCCAAGGGTCCACTTCGAGCAACCCCACCAACAGGTCCAGATGGGAACCCATCACTTCACCACCCTGCGCGTCTCGGGTGAGACAAAGCCATGCCACACAACCAGAGCGCGCTCTGGGATAGAGAGGACGCGCATGCCGTCGATGATGAAGTCCCGAGCCTCGGCGTATTCGGCGTCGAGGCTCTCGGCCTCAAAGGTAGAGCAGAAGTCCAAGCTGTGATCGTCGATGTTGAAGTCGTCTGTTACGACGTGCAACACACCGCCCGCCTCATTGCCGGGCATCTGATACCACGCCCAGATCGCCCCCGCCAAGCGGTCCATTTCGGGAGTGATCTCCACCTGTTCAGGCGTCAACCCGGCATTGACAAACTCACTCACAACACACGACCAGCACATCACTTCCACCACCAAGCGAAGTAAACCCCAGCCAAAACCCCAGCCAAACCACCGACCAGACCTATCGCCCAACCCACCCAGAACCTGTCCATTCCAACCCTCTTCCCTAGTGCGGTCCACAACGGAACCGACGGTGTAACACATCTTACATCATGGCCCCCACCCACGCAAGAGCCAACCCGGCACCCACCCATGCACCCCAACCCCCTCTCTAGAGCCCGCAAACGGCCTGTTTACCGGCCTGGACGGGACAGGAGGGTCGGCAACCGCCAAACCCCCCCTGCAAACCAGTAGAAGGAACAGTGGAAGGTGTAACACATCGGATGGTCGGGACTAGAGGGAATGGCACGCGCCTGCCATCGCGGCCCCGAATAGGGGACCGCCCGCGATTGCGAACGGTCCCCTATTCGGTCAACACTGTTTACCGAATGGCCTACTCGACAGTGAGCCCGGCGAGCGCGGCGCGGCGTGACAGTTCGCGGACCGGATAGGCGACGTCCCGATACTGGGCTGTACTCAACGAAACGTCGGTGAGTGCCACCGTTGTCCCATCGCTCAGCGAGAGGGTCGCGCCGTAGGTCGACGTGCGCAGTACCGACTCAAGGCGTAGGGCAAGTTCGGTAGCGCCCGTCGTCGCCTTGAGTCGGGCGGGAATGCTCCGCGGCGAAAGGTTCCACGGATCGCGGGCCGGGCCACGCTTCGCCACCTTGTCGGTCGCGACTGACTGGGCGCGCCTCGCCTTGCGCGTCGTCTCGCTCGCGCTTCGCCTTGACGACAGTCGAACGAGGATCGAACGGTGGCCGCGCCACGCCTTACGAACGCGCCCGTTGTTCAGTGTCAGCACACCGTCAACAAGCACGAAACGCGGCGTGACGAGTAGCTCCGTGACGTGCGTTTCGACGTTGCCCAGTTCCGCGGGCTCATTGCCCAGAGAGCCGACTCGGCATGGCTTGGGAAGGGCATACCGAGCCGTACCCTTGAATGCGACGTCATCGCTCATCGCACGACGTCGCGTGGCGTACCGTGGCAACACGTCGGGTCGGGCAGTAGTGCGCACGCCATGAGCATGAAGGAACATCGTCGCCGCGTGTTCAAGGTCCGCGGACCACTTCGTGACTGCCATCGGGTCTTTCGACGTGATCAGGATGGCGTCGCTACTGGGCATCACGTACTGCCCGGTAGCACACTTGCCGATGATGAGATCAGCGATCAGCGGGTCGAAGTCAGTGTCGTCCTCGCGGGTCACGCTGTCGAGTGTCTGACGCTCGGCAACGGTGAGCGCGTGCTCTGCGTTGCGGAGTGCTCTCTTCGCCGTAGCTCCTGTCAGTCGCTTCGCCTTGACGTCACGCTTCACAGCCTCAAGGCGTGCCGTGTAGTCGGCTGTAGCGTCCACTAAATCCTGTTCGGTCAAGTAGGCCCATTCGCTCGTTCGGAACGCCTTAGACGTGCGTAGCGAGTAGCTCCGCGTGTTCACCCCTCGGTATTCCAACTCGGCAAGTTCTTCGCTCTCAAGCACCCGCGCTTCGTGGTCTGTCTGCTCAGAGAAACGGACTGCGTTTCTCGTCAGTGTTGATCGGTTCGACATGTCATCCTCTCGGCGGGCCTCGTCTGTTCGGACCACCAGTTCGGAACGCTATCAGAGTGCCGCGCAGTTTCGGTGCACCTAGGCGCGCCATTGTCTGTTCGTTGCTCGTCGGCTCGCTCCTGCGGCTCGGTTCTCCCCTTGCCCGTTCGTTGCCCTTGCTCGTTCGTTGCCCCGGTCCGCGTAGTTCCGGTGCCCTTGGTGTCGCCATTGTCGTCGGTGCGCTTCGTTGCGTCGTGGCGTTCGGTCAACACTGTTTACCGAATGGTGAAGGTTGCAGTCGAACGGTTGTTCGATTCCCTAGGTCATCTAGGTTGCAGTCGTACGTTTGTTCGATTCCGGCCGGCAGTACGTTTGTTCGATAGGCTTTGGTCGAACCTCTGTTCGATCGACTTAGTTGTTCTCATCGAACACTCGTTCGATCGCTGTCAGTCGAACGTTTGTTCGATCGGCTTTAGTTGTTCTCGTCGAACGTTTGTTCGATAGGGCGGTCTCGAACGTTTGTTCGATTGACCCCTAGCGAACGTTTGTTCGATCCGGGAGAAATGAGTAAGGAATCCGGGGGGGTACCTCTCCCCCCTCCCCCCTCCCCTTTCTGTGGAGAGGTCTCTCTAGGGGGTACCTACTAGCTCTGAGGAGGGCTTTGATGAGTGAGCGAGTGGTTTCAACGACGCATTTGCGGGCGTTGGCTGACAAGATCGACGCGCTGGGTCAGCTTGACCTGGGGAATCGCATCTTGATCCGCAAGGCGATCGCAAGTGTCGAGGAGGCCGTGGGGGTCGCTCAGTACGAGCGGACCTTGGAGAGGATGGCACTCAAGTGAAGATGACCGAGGACGAGCCGGCGGTGAGAACCCTGATGTTCGCATTGGGGGCACCTGCACGAGAAGATTGTGAGCCGGGCAGGGTGTACTCGCTCTACGATCCCCCTTGCGAGCCTCAGCCTTGCTCTCCTTTCGAGGGGGCGCTGTACGCGTGGCTTGAGGAGATGCAGCCATGACCGGCGAGGACGAGCCGGAGGCCATCACCATCGTGTTGATGGAGGAGAAAGGCGACTTCGTTGTTTACGACGATGCTGGGGTGCGAACCTTGACCCCAGTGGAGTACTGCCGAGAGGCTCGCCTGCGAGACCACAAGGTGAGGTGGTAGGCCATGAACGACGAGGAGGTTGTTGGGTCTGACCCGACGGGCTGGTTGAACCTGCGAATCTCTGCGGTGGACAACCGCACCACGGGGGAGACCTTGTCTCTGTTCGTGGCCAGCGATGGCTACTTCTGGACTGGCAATAAGGGGACGAGTTCCCCCACGCTTGCGACCGAAGACCTAGCTTTCGAGTGGGTCGAGAGGTTGCCATGAGCGGCGAGCGGTTGGGGGTGGAGTTTGTGAGCACCTCGGGGTTTGACCTTTCGACGGTGCAGGGGCAGGAGGCTTACCTTCAGTGGAAGTTGAGCCAGCCCGAGATCGACACCTTCGGGTACACCCACACCCATGCTCTGAACGAGGATGGGACTCTGGCGCGTTACAGGTCGGGTTGCGCTGGGTGTGACGAGCGGGACGAGAATCACAATCAGCCCAGGGAGTTCATCCCGCCAGTGGTCACCTATGTGGGGACCGAGCGGGTCAACGCTGTTTACCGAACGGCCTACTCGAGTTCCATACTGGTCGAGAAGGAGGAGAAGTGAGTCTTGACGACTTCGGATACACCCACGACCATACTCTGGGCGAGGATGGGGCTCTGACCGGATACAGGTCGAGGAGTTGCGCTGGGTGCGCGAAGCGGGCCAGGCGGGAAGGGGAGGAAGAGCGGATCGAGGTGGTCATTCACCTCAACGGGCGGAAGGCCAACTACCACTCCCCGATCGAGGTCATTGCCGATGGGCGAGGGACTTGGGAGGTTCCTCGGTTCTTGAGTGAGGAGCCAGCCGACAAGGGTGGTAAGTGCTACGTCTACTCTCAGCACACCGTCACGGTATATCCGTGACCGCTGGTGTGAGTCTTCTAGGGAAACAACGGCCCTGGAAGGCTCTCACGAGTGGTCTCGACGCCTGACAGCGTGACTGTCCCGAGCTAATGCGCTCCTTCCGAGGGGTAGCGGCTCAATAGTGGGCGATGAGGGCCTCGACTCGGCTTCAAGTGAAGACGCCAATAGTCCGCGCCCAACATCCTGAACAAGTCGGGATGCGGCAGAGATGAGGTTATGTATCCAACGAACTGTCCGGGTTGAGGGGAGGGCCGATCTAGAGCGGATGCCTCTAAGTGGTTCCAATAACACGCCGGGTCTATGGGCCAGGTGTCGGGCCACTCGACTTTCGAGTGTTGGTGTGAGAACACGGGGACGGCCCCACGCCCCGTGTTCTCTCACGAGCACTCTTCGTGAGTCTCGATGTGATGACCTTCAGCACTCCCCCATGTGAGCGGCATAGAAACCGTCGGGGAGCTTGAAGGCGGGATGATCTCCGCCACTTGAAGGTGCGACATGGAAATCGCCAACGGCGTTCGACGCTACTTTGCGTGGGACGACTACGGCCACCTATTGACGATCGTCTGCTAGCGACGTTCGGCGAGTTTGTCAACATCCCTTCAGCCGAAGGTCATCACATCGACACTTAGGAGGAACCATGAAAGCGCCACGCGCAGCCCTTCATATCGACGACCAGGGTCGGCCGATGATGACGGTTCGAGCCGCCCGGCAGATTCACGGGGAGACCCACCTGTACCGCATCATCGGCGGTAGAACTCAGGCGGTACGACTCGTCAACTGGGCTGATGAAGTCAACTCAGCCAACAATCTCACCCGGCCCCTAGCGAGCCGGTAGTTCTTACCTGGGGTTCCCTCAGCTTCAAGGCTGACCGGGGGGCTGCTAAGCAACGAGACGATGACGATTGCCGTTTCGCCCCAGGCTCGATTTCAGAGGAGGAAACAGTGCAGGGCATGACAACAATTCCAAACCATCCGTTCCCGCTTGAATACCCGGCGACGATTGCAAAGCCGCACCCAGTGGGAGACGGGATGCTGTACCAATTCGAGTTTCCCAACGGGTACGGGGCGAGCGTGGTGCGCTTCAGCGGCTCCTACGGCAACCAACACGGGCTGTGGGAGTTCGCAGTCCGTCACCACGGGGGTCTCTGCTACAGCACCGCCATCACCGACAACGTGATCGGATATCTGAGCGAGGCCGCAGTAGCGGCCCTGGTCGAGCGAGTGAGGCTCCTGTGAATCAAGACCATCTATTCACGAGCGACCTCATGGCGCTCCGTAAACGACGTGCAAACGTAGCCTCAGCGATCCGCTGCACCCGTGAGGCGCAGCCTTGGATTCACACGCCCACGTCGGTGGTGAGTCGGCTGCTGCGTCAGTATCAGCGCACCTTCTATTACCTCACCGTGATCGAGTTGCAGCTCACCGACAAGGTCAGCGCATGAGCTGGCCGGTACTCGTGATCCCCACCATCGTCATGCTCTTAGCGACGTATTGGGACTGGTTGTGGTCAGACCTTTGATCGGTGATGTGGATTCAGAGCAGGGGCTTCCCTCCTCGGCTGTCGTGCCCTGGGTCCACATGACTGATTGGAGGTGACCTTGATCGCCGCAGAGTACAAAGACATACCGATGAAGGCCATTCCGATGAAGGACATGGTCGTCTACCTGGCAGCGATGGAGCGAGCCGAGGACAAGCATTTCGAGGACACCTACACTTGTGGTGATACTTGGACTGGGTCGTGCTGGCACGCGCTGCTGCTCGACTTCTACGGCCATGACTATCTGGTCACCGAGACACACATTGGACTCGTGTCCGTTGTCCGGTTCGACCGGGGCTTCGAGGCATCGGACATGTTCGACGAAGCCGTCATCGACCACCTGGACGCTGACAAGGATTGGGACGCCTATCAAGCCGAATACGAGGCCTATCAAGCCGAATACGGGGAGTCATGGCGATGATCGAACTGGCTGACAATTCACTCGTCACCCCCGGCGTGTTCGCTGAGAACGAGTTGGACATCGTGAAGCGAGGGCGCGAGTACGGGTACAACCTGTCCGGCCCCGAGGCTCGCTGTGTCTACGCTTTCGAGACCGGCGAAAGTCGGTACACGGGCGACTTCGGACGCCCCCATGACACAGTTGCCGACCTGAACATTCTCATCGGCAAAGTCCTGGCCTTCCTGCGCTGGCTTGCCGAGGGCGTAGGGCGCTTCGAGTGGGACAAGGACGAGCGCAAACTGACGCTGGTGCCCACATGAGCCTCCACGCCTGCATCTGCCACGCACGATCACATCGACCGAACTGGCGTCCCTGCAAGGGATGCCGACATCGTCATTGGAGGTTCTCTTGGAAATCGAAGTAGGGACGCAGCTTCGACGCCTCCCGCGGCGCAACGCGTACGGCGAACAGGTCGGCGGTGACACCTGGGTAGCCACCGCCCAGTCGCTGTATGGCGAGTGGGTGATGCAGCTGGTTGACCCCGGCCCCACCTACCCCCGAGAAATCGGGTATGAACTCCATTTCTCCACCTCATGGATCACCGACAACATGGAGGTCATCTCGCGACCTTCCACCGCCGCCCCGATGGGTGACGGGAAGCAGTTTGCCAGAGTGACCCATGCCGACGGCACGACCAACACCAACCGGCATGACGGCACCGCCTTCGATCTCGTCGAATGGATTCGCGACATGCTGACCGTCGCCGACGGGGACGCCCTCATCGAGTGGTGGGGCTTCGACGCCCCGATCTTCGGCGACGACGGCGAGATCGTCAGCATCGACGATTCGCCTGACCTGACCGCGACATTCGACGGCATCAACCTGATCTGGGCGGAAGCCTGACAACCAACAGAGGAGAACAGAATGACAGTCACTGATGCGCCCCCGTTAGCGCTCAAAATCTGGGGACACGAGCCCGACCCGAATGTCATCCAAACGATTCATCGTTTCGGCATCGAGTACGAAATGTTCCCCCGTTATTACGGGGGAACAGAAGACGACGGCGACTGGTGCTGCGAAGAATGCGACGGCCCGCGACCCACACCGACATCCAGCGGTGGTGTGCCCGAGTACATCGTACGAGCCAGCGCCCTGGGTCTCGCACATGGCCGGGCGCACGAATACCACTGCCGGTGCGTTGAATGTAGATACACCCGCAGTGGGCCGCTGATGGCGACACAGAACGACTCCACGGTTGGCGTGGAGATGGTGTCTCGCATCCTCGACGTTCGCTCCGAAACCGACATGGATTCGGTTGCCGAGTGGATTGCTTTCGTCGAGGTGTGGAAAGCCGACGGGCATTGGATGCCCGACGGTGTCACCCCGTGCGGCAACCACATTCACGTCGGCCGCGACGACGCCAACCGTGTCCAGCACCTCACGGGTGCTGGGTTCAATCTCATCCAGGCCGCCTACGCCGCCTACGATTGGACCCTCGTCGCCGATGGCGGATGCGGGCGGATACGCGGCTACAACACAAAGCCCACCCACGGCATCTACGGCTTCAGCGGTTCGTGGCTTTCGCAACGCGACCACACCGTCGAACACCGACTGTGGAACACCCCGAGTGACCCTGAGCGCCTATGGGCGCACCTGGGTCTGTCGGTCGCCCTGACCCGCTGGGGCGCACACATGGAGCGCATGGACTCCACCCGACCGGGAGGCTGGTGGGTTGGCGAATACGCCGCTCACATCGACGACTTCAAGCGAGCCGTCATCGCCTACCTCCCAGTCGGCCCGCGCTTCGAGCAGGCCGCACAACTTCTCAACGACCACCTCGTCAACTACTGACGAACAAGAAAGGAAGGTACCCACCATTTGCGGAATAGCTGGATTCGTAATCAGCGATAAGGATTTCGGCAAGATCGACACCGAACGCATGACACTCGTTCTCGCACGGATGATGCAACAGCGTGGCCAAGATGCCACCGGAGTTTGCACCGTCAGTCCCCGAGGGCGCGTCGAGCTGCGCAAGGAGGCACGCAAGGCTGAGGTATTCCTCGCCGGGCGGAAAGGCATCGGGCGTTCAGCTCAGACTGCCCTCATCCACACCCGAGCGTCGACACAGGGCTCGCCGATAAATCCTCTCAACAACCACCCCATTCGGTACGAGAACATCATCGGCATCCACAACGGCATGGTCCGCAACGATGACGACCTGTTCGACACACTCAAGTGGGACCGCAAGGCGCAGGTGGATTCGGAGGCGATCTTCGCCGCCATTCACCACTACCCGCTGCTCGCTGACGGGTTGAAAGCGATCGACGCCTCATGGGCAATCGCGTGGATTGACCAGGCGATTGAGCCTCGCACGTTGTGGATGGCCAGAGGGCGATCAAGCCCCCTGCACTACGCCCGCACCGTCGAAGGTTCGACCGTGTTCGCCTCGACGAAAGAGGCTGTTGGTGCGGCGTTCATCGCCGGGGGAATCGCCCAGGACGTCAAGGAAGTCGACGTCATCGAAGCGCCTCAGGGGTTCCTGGCGTGCGTCGGTGCCGACGGGCAGCTCGAACAGTTCCCGACCTTCGACTTCAGCGGCGTTCACGCCGTCGAAGACCCGACAAAGCAGCGCTCCCGGTTGTGGTCTGGGGACTGGGAGTACGCCTCCGGCTACAGCGGCGGGGGTGGTGTCACGGGAAAAGTAACACCGCCCGGAGCCTCCTCAGTCGTCAGGAGCGGCGCGCCGCCCGCAGGCGTCGTCGTCGGTAAGACCAGAGTCTCCCCGACTGAGGGTGACATCCGTTCCAAGCACGCCGTCGGTGACGGTTGGGTGCAGCAGCGGTACTCGGCTGGCACCTGGCACAAGGTGCGCCCGTTGTATCCGGGGGAGATCAACTCGATGTCTCCTGAACAGCGAGCAGACGCCATCAAGACCGAGGCGGTCGCACGCAACAACGTGACGCCCATCCAGTCGAATCAGCCCTACGCCATCACGGCGGGCAACACCGCTGGCAAGCGCCAGGAAGGCGACCGCATCGAAATCGGAGTGCGGCTCAGTGTCGGGTCGGGCGAGTTGTTCGACCTGACCGGCACGGTGATGGAAGTCACCGCCGCTGGCGACATGGTCATCGACTTCGACCCATGCCACATTCCCATGACGGTCCCCAACCGTCTTACCGGGCGATTCGCCCAGGCAGGAGCATAAATGCCGAACCCATCAGCCCGCACGTTCGGGTTCGAGTTGGAGTACGCCTCGGGAGCGAACGCAACACTGCGCGACCTCTACGGTCAAGGCGTGGTGAAGATGGACCACTTCCACAGATACCACTGTGACTGTGTGCAATGCTGGGTCCGGGACAACAACGGCGGAGATCAACCTGTCCCCGACCTGCACGCACAGACTGATTCGTCAGCCGACGGCGAGTTCATCAGCCGCATCCTCAACGACTGGGATGACCTCCAGCGAATCACGAAACAGTTGACCGAAGCCGCCACCTCAGCGGGGGCCACGACCGGCCCGCGTTGTGGTCTTCATGTCCATGTCGGGCTTTCGGGCGGCGACCGGGAAGCATACCGTCTGGTCGCCTCGACCTACCTGGCGTACGAACGGTACTTCAGCGAGATCGTCGCGCCTGGTCGATCGCAGCAGAAGCGAGACATGAACACCACGCTCATGCAAGCGATACGCTCCTACGTCGTCGACGGCTACGCAGGGGGCCGACCCGACTACTGGAAGAGTCTCGGACGGGTGAGCGTGGGTGACTCGTTGGCCGAGGCAATCGGCCGCGACCGTCACGTTGACCTGAACTTCTCCCGGTACGGCACTCTTGAGTTCCGGGTGTTCAATGCCACCAACTCAGCATGGCGAATCGAACTCGCAGCCCGGATGTCGGTGGCGTTCGTCGAAGCCACCCCGGTTCTCGCTGCACTCGTCGAAGCCTCGCTCCGGGGCTCGACGGCGTGGCCGGTCGGGTGTGACTCGCCGTGGGGTGAGATCATCCGCCCCGCGTGGTCGACGCTGACTGCACCGCACCCAACGAAGCGACCAACGGTGACGATGGATTCGTTCGTCGACGCGTTGGCCGAAGTCGATCCGGCCGTGAGGCCGCTCATCGAGCGCCAGCGCAGCTACATGCGGGCGCGCTACGCCAAGCAAGTCTCCTAAGAAGTGTTGGCCGGGCGGGGGTGAACCCTCCCGTGTCGCCAGCTTTATCAGGAGCGGGCCGTCGAGTTTCATCGCTCGGCGGCCCACCGCCGAAAGGCGCAACACCTGATGCCAATTCCGGCGTCAGGCCAGCACACAGAAGGAGTGACATGTTCGAGAACGGCATTGTCATCACCGACGGCACCATCACGGCGACCGTCATGTTCAGCTCGGAGACCTTCACGGTCGTCGAGACCGATTCCGGCGAGGTCGTCCTCGGCGGCGACGCGCTCGACGTGTGGAGTGTGGCAGCCCCGACGGCAGCCGCCTTCACGATCCTGCACCCGCACGTCGTGTACCGCCTCGACGGCACCCGAGTGGACGGCTACGCCGACCGCGCTCGTGCCATCCGGCGCAACCTGCGCCGCTTCCCGAGCGGCTTCGCTCTCGTCGACTGCACCACCGCAGCCGTCGAGATCATCACCGCCTAGCCAGCGGTAACCGGGCGGGCGGTGAGATCATCACCGCCCGCCCTCCTCCCAGGAAAGAGACATGCCAATGTCAAAGACAATAGTCATCCCGGTGGGGGAACCTGAGCACATGCTTGAGGTGGTGCTTACCGACAACGAACTTGTCCGAATCGTGCTGGACACGATGTCGGCTCGTTGGGGCGCAATCGTCCCGGCCAACCCTGGTGCTCTCCCGGTTCCGCTATCGAGGGGCTACTCAGGGATGGAGAGAGACTTTCATCTCGCTATGGCGGTCGCCAGGCTCATGGCACTGACGGGGCGCAACCTACGCGACCCTGATGCTGGCGTCCCGTTCGGGCACGTTCGGGCAGGTCAACCACGAGCAAACACCATGACCACCAACCGAGATTCCTCACGCCCCATCCCCGGCCGCTCATCGCTGCTCAGTTTCCTCGAAGACGAAGAACCCGATACCGGCGAGCGCTACATCACCAACACCGCGGAGTTCATTCAATACTCGGCGGCCCAAAGCATCCACCCCGACACCGCCGGCGACGAACACACCGAATGCAGCTTCTGCGGCGCGCCATACCCGGCGGCGGCGAGGGCGGCTGCGGTGAGGGCGGCGGCGGCGGAGGCGTTGCGACCGAGAACCGTCCGCGAGCGGTTCGACTGGACACGGGTCTTCACCGCAGACCGAGAGCGAGACCTCCGCACGGCCGATGAAATCACCCGCCTCGCCCGCCAGCCTCCCAGCCTCGCCCGCCAGCCTCCCCGCAACCTACGCGAACCTGGCAACAACGCGCTCTTCATTGGACCTGGCGATGAGTCATTCGAGTGACCTTGAACTGTTCGTCGACGGCCGCGTCGCCGAAACTCGCCAGATGTTGGAAATCGACATTCCACTCGAATCCGACAAACTGCCCCCAGCAATCTCGTTGGGGTGTAGCGAGACAGGCATCACTGTGGTGATTCTCCCCACCACCGCACCAGGGGTTCTACATCTACAGGTTCACACCTTCGTGGATGGGGAGTCCCAACAGCCCGAAGTCGATCAGGACTGGTCAGCAACCGGCGCTTGCGCTGTAGAACTTGTGTTGCGCCGGACAGTTCCGATGACATAGTATGTCAACAGGAAAGGAAGCCATGACAACGGAAGACTACAAGATCGTCGCCGGAGCACTGAACTCGGTACTCCTCGCCCTCCTCGCCGAACAACACGGCGACGAGGTCGCCGCCGACGAAGCCGCCGCTGTATGGGTTGTCCATCGCTGCGCCGAGCGGATCGCCCAACGTCTCCGTGACGACAACCCGCACTTCGACGAGCGCCTGTTTCTGGCGGCGGTGAGAGCATGAACGACGACGAGGCACCGGGTCGCTGTCGTTACGGCTTTCCTCCCCCATACTGCCAATGCGACCTCACTTCGGGCCACACAGGCAAGCACTTGTGTCACCACATTCGAGAGCCCGGCGACCCACGCCCGCATAGCACATGCGAGGCGATGGGCGATATGGACACGTCGGGTGGTGAAGCTGTGACCACGCTGCTGGAACTCCTTGATGCGTCGCTAACGGCCGACGAAGACGCACTCATCCAGCGCATCATCGACGCCTTGCCCGTCTGCCCGACGTGCGATGGCAAGGGCTGGGAAACGTGCGCTGAGGGTGCGGAGCGATGCCAGGACTGTCGCGAGTCAGGTCGCATGGACGTGTTCCGTGCGCTCGCCATCGCCCGCGCCGTGATGGACCCAGCAACCGCTCAGGAAGTCCCATGCGATGGGCATGTCGAATTCGAGTGGGAGTACGGCTGGAACGAATGCCTCAAACGCCTGCGGGCGGTGAAGCTGTGAGCACCTCGAACCTGCCCGAACGCGAAAGCCTGCCCGACATGGTGGCGCATCTGGTGGGGGTCGCTGAATGGATGCACGACAGATTCGGCTCGCCGCAATCCAGGTTGCTGACATTGGAGGCGGCAGCTTTCATCCAGCAGATCGCCAGCGCCTTGCCCGTCTGCCCGACATGCGAGGGCATCGGCCACCTCGGACCCGCAACGGGAGCCGCCCAAGCCGACTACGGACGAGCCTGCCCCGACTGCACGGACGGCCGCATGGACGTGTTCCGTGCGCTCGCCATCGCCCGAGCCGTGATGGCGACAACCTACGACCACCTGGCTTGGACAACAGACCAGGTGAAGGCAGGGCAATACGACCCCCACCCAATCATCGCTCACCTGCGGGCGGTGAAGCCGTGAGCGCCACGGACCTGCTCGGCATGGTGGCTGAGTTGAAGGAGTCTCTGCGCGTCCAGGCTTCGTGGCTCGAACGTCTGAATGCTCGTCTAGTGGAGTTGGAGAACGAACGCAAGCAGATCATCGACGCCTTGCCCTTCTGTCCGACGTGCGCCACGTGGACCGACACCGAGAACTGTTGTCTTCCAGGCCAGCCGTGCCGCATCTGTGGCGTCGACGCTGACGGCAACCCTTGCGATAGTCCGATTTGCCCCGACTGCACTGACGGTCGCATGGACGTGTTCCGTGCGCTCGCCAGGTTGGCCGAACTAGAAGCCGACAACAAGGAGCCGACATGATCTACACCAACCACCCGGACGAAGGCCAGCCAATGACGATTGAGCGGCTTCGACGCTGCTATCTCGTATGCC